CCGTGAAGCAGTCCGCGCCGAGGTAGCACGGGCAATCGAAGTCGAACTATCCATGTGCGCCATCGCCAACGTCGAGGCACCTAGCGAATGGATCGACGGGTTCGAGTTTGCGTGGAAGCGCGTGAAGGAAGCCCTGCGCCAATACAAGGAAGCCACCAATGTTTGACAATTTCCGTTGGCCGCTAGGCACCCGTGTAACCAAGACCAAAGGTAGCCAATGGACCGGCAAGGTCGTTGGCTTCTACTCCACCAGCCTGACCGCTGAAGGCTATGCCGTAGAGAGCGAAACCGAGCGTGGCTCGGTGCAGATATATCCGGTGGCAGCGTTGAAGGAGTTGGGTGATGTGGCTGGTTGATCTACGCAACTGGCTCTGGGACAACTTCGGCTTCGAGCTAATCGACTGGGCCGACGACGACATCAGGTTCTAACACATGCTTGCTAAAACATTTCGACAGAACCTGCGCGCCGCGATAAAGGCACACCCCCTACCTACCAAGGCTATAAGCCATAAGGCGGGGTACAACTATGCTTATGTCAGGAAGGTTATGTCAGGGTGCAAAACAAACCCCACCCTTCAGTTTGTTGAGTCCCTTGCCGACGTTCTTGGCATACCGCCAACCCACCTCTTGAAAGATACTGGAGATACCAATGCCTGATTACATCATCCTATCCATCGACAACTGCCCGTACTGCGAGAAGGCAAAAGCCAAGCTCACGGAATCAGGTCTTACCTATGTCGAGGTGAACTGCGCTGACAACCCTGAGGTAGCGATGCTGCTAGGTGCTGTTGGCCGCAACACATTCCCACTGGTGCTGCGTACAGTCGGTGGCTTTACGGAACTTCAGGACATGCTCGCATGAAGGTTGTCCTAAACCCCAAACACTTCCACCTGCGGACCAAGCCTGAGGACGGTTCGATCTGGTTGACGCACGAGAAATACCGCCACCCAATTAATCCGATTAAAGATGTCACCAACGACATCTTGTTGAACCTGTGTGCAGACCTGTCCGCACAAGATGGCATCCAGCGTATTGAGCGAAGCGTTAAGTTCTCAGACGGCTGGCGCTGCCAAGTCACTGTGGAAGTATTACCGGAGGAAGAGAATGACGTACCAGAGGACATATGATTTCCACGACATCCCAGTTGGGGAGTCGGTAGACATGCCGCTGACTGATCCGGGTGACGAGCGTAGAATCCGGAGGGCTGTGGTGAACTACAACGCACGTACCGAGAAGCACTTCTCCTGCCGCAAGAAAGACGGCACCATCAAGATCGTGAGGAACCGATGAACTTTTCCGAGTATCAGAAACTCGCCATGGATACCGCCGTGTATCCCCGCAATGACAAGACAGCATTCTACTATACCGCGCTTGGTCTGGCATCCGAGGCTGGCGAGTATGCAGGTAAGGTGAAGAAGCTAATCCGGGACGCTGAGTGGAACAAGTCAGCAGCATCTGCCGAACTAGGTGACTGCCTGTGGTACATCGCAGCATGTGCCGATGCACTGGGAATTGACTTGCAGACTGTTGCCTCAGACAACATAAACAAGCTAAGAGATCGGAAAGCCCGCAACGTGCTGGCCGGTTCCGGAGACGACCGTTGAAATTAATTTCGTTCGACGTTGAAACACGGGGTGTGGATGTAGGCTACGGTCTACAGCCCGCCCGTGCGGAAAACGGTGAGGCGTGGCTGACCATGTGCGCTATGGCCAACGACAAGGGGGCGATGGGTTACATGAAGCCCACCGCAAACCAGCTTCGCCAGTGGTTGAACAAGTGCGCTGAAACTAAGACCAACATCGTAGCGTGGAACGCTCCGTTCGACATGGCGTGGCTTATCGCCATGGGTTTGCGAGAAGAAGTCTATGCCAACAAGTGGCTGGACGCGATGCTTCTCTGGAAACATCTTACCAACTCGCCCGAGTGGTCCACCCTTGGCCCGAAGTCGTATAGCCTGAAGGCTGCCGTGGCAGAGTTCCTACCACACGAGGCAGGGTACGAGCAGGACATCAACTTCGAGACCGATGATCCAGAAGAACTGGCTGCGCTGTTCGAGTACAACAAGAAGGACGCGAGCTTTACCTATGCTCTGACCCAGAAGTTTCTGGGGGAGATGACGGAGAAGCAGAAGCGTAGCGCCTTGCTCGAAGCAGTATGCTTGCCGATGGTGGCTGAGTCGTTCGTGCAAGGTGTTACGATTGATGTCGAGGCTGCGGAGAAGCTACGCAAGAAGCTGACCGAGGATGCCGACGTGGCACTGGTTACGCTCAAGCTCCAGACCTGTGACCAAGATATCGACGAGAGCGTGATCGCCTCACCCACCAAGTTGCGCAAGGTCCTGTACGAGAACTGGGGCCTTAAGGCTCCCAAGCAAACACCCAAGGGTGCGGACTCAACCGACCGAGATGCGCTGTCCCAGTTGGCAGAAGTGGATGGGCGAGCCAAGCTGCTCAACGATCACCGTGAGGCCAAGAACAACTGCACCAAGTTTGCCGAGGGTGCTCTGCGCTCTGCGGAATATAACGGTGACAACATCGCACGTCCTCAACCACGAGTGTTCGGCACCTACACCGGACGCATGACCTACTCATCCAAGGTGGGACGGGGTAAGTCTGAGCGGCAGTCAGGTATCGCACTCCACCAGTGGAAGCGAGCAGCAGACTTCCGTGACATCATCACAGTGCCTGACGGGTACACCCTGATGGAGTTCGACTTCTCTGGGCAGGAGTTCAGATGGATGGCAGTGCAGTCAGGTGACGAGCAGATGCTTCAACTGTGTATGCCGGGTGAGGATGCCCACGCATACATGGGGTCCCGTGTTTCCAAGGAAGACTACCGCAAGTTCTGTCAGCTATACGAGCAGCATGTCGCAGGGTACAAGGACAAGCGTCAGCTAGGCAAGGTCGCGAACCTGTCACTTCAGTACCGCACGTCAGCCAAGACTTTGGTTACGGTTGCGCGTGTGCAGTACGGCCTGACCCTGACTCAGAAAGAAGCTGAGATTATCCACGGCACGTACATCACATCATACCCTCGTGTATCGCAGTACTGGAAGAACCAGATCAGGGCCGCGAAGGAAACAGGGTGGGTTGAGACTGTGGTTGGTCGGCGTATCCATGTCGGATACGAGGATCAGTGGTTCCGGTTGGTGCCAGCCAAGGATGACCCTACCACATACGTGGAGATCGACAACTCGTGGAAGGCCACGTCCACCGCGATCAACTTCCCGATCCAAGGTTCAGGTGCGGACCAGAAGTATCTTGCTCTGGCTGTCCTGAAGAACTTGCTACCCAAGTACGAGGGCAGGTTCTACTTCGAGCTTCATGACGGTTTGTTTGTAATTATACCCGACAGGTACGCAGACAAGGCGGTACATGACATCCATCACACACTGTCCAACCTGCCGTACAAGCAGGCGTGGGGTGTGAACCTTCCCATCCAGTTCCCCGTGGATGCGAAGACCGGGAAATCTTGGGGTCAACTTAAGGAGTTGGAGATATGACGGGCGTTAAGCGCAAGACGATCAAGGCAGTTGATGCTGAGCAGGACCTGACCGAACAGGCGCTGATTGATCTGGTAAACATGGTCAAGTTCCTGAACGCCAACAAGGGCTACTGGGCTGAGGACTATATGAAAGAAGATCACTTCGTCTCCAGCGCACTGGGCCAGCTTGTGGAGAAGTACTCCAAGTGAGCGTGGTAGTCTGGGACGGCACGACACTGGCTGCTGATCGTCAGGCTACGAACTCAAACCTGCGTCGAACGATGACCAAGATCAGTAGGCACGGCGATGTGCTGATTGCTGGTACCGGAACTCAGACTTCGACGCAGGCAGTTCGTGAGTGGATTCTGGCTGGAGCACATCCTGACAAGTTCCCTCATTCAGAGACCGACGACAACACCGCTGTCTGGGTGATAAACCGCAACGGAACCATCGTTAAGTTTGAGAACTCCCCCTTCGGTATCAGGTATCTGGACAAAGTATTTGCCGAAGGCTCTGGTCGCGACTTCGCTTTGGGTGCTATGACTATGGGGGCCGATGCAGTCACGGCTGTAGAGGTTGCCTGCATGTACGACATCTATTGCGGAGGCGGAATTGACACGCTCTCTTTCGACGACTGAAGCAGACCTGATTGAATACCTAGCCGAGCTACCGGGCCACGACTGGAAAGTGATATCATCCCACATCTCGTGGTACCACCGGAAAGGCTACGGCGATACGTCTCTGCTAGACGACTCTGTAGTAGACTTCATCCCCTACATAGAAGATGCTGAGGACTGGAGACTAATTAGACAGAAGGTAAACGCCATGCGCAAGGCCATCTATAAGGCTAAGCTAGGCGAGAAAAAGATTAGACAGAAAGCCGAGCGCAGGAATTACATGCGCAACTACATGTCTATGTACAGAAGGAGAATGTGACCATGGGAATTATTAGAAAAGTAACCACCCTGTTAGGCGCTCGTGGGACGGAAGACTTCGATGTAACTAATAGGCCAGATCGTCCTTACTACCCTACAGATATTCGGGTTACTTGTGCCTCGAACGGGTACGTCGTCACTGTAAACAACGGCAATTACGATCAGCGTGAGAAGCACTACGTGGCTGCCAACGAAGAACAGCTAACTGAGACCATCTTGCTGGCCCTTGTGAACCGCAAGATCGAGCAGCGTTGACACTTTACGTTGCAATGGTTACACCTTCGACTACCTACTAGGAGGCAAGTATGGCAGAACAACTCGAACTGTTTCCGGAGTTTTCCAAGACCGCACTGGATGAGGCCAAAGAGATTATCTATGGCGACCGGGAAAAGACTTATGGTTCACCGGACAAGAACCTGAAGATCATCGCCAAGATGTGGTCAGCATATCTTGAGGGTCGCATGAACATGCGTAGCCTGCCCGTGGAGCTTAACGCCAAGGACGTGTGCTGGATGATGAACCTTCTCAAGACAGCCCGCGCTGCTAACGACCAGTCCCACGACGATAACGTGGTGGATGCTATCGGCTACCTCGCTCTGACTGAGCGCTGCGTTTAAGGAACTCCCATGAATAAACCCCTCGCGTGGTCCTACTCCTCGCTCACTGCGTTCGAGACATGCCCTCGTCGCTACTATCTCACCAAAGTGTCCAAGGAAGTTTCCGAGCCACAGACCGAGGCAACGCTGTGGGGTAACAAGGTCCACAAGGCGCTTGAACACCGGCTGGTCAAAGCAGCACCGCTCCCGGAAAGCATGGAGATGTTTGAGCCTATCGCCGCATCTGTTGCGGAGAAGGCCAAGGGCGGCAAGCTGGAAGCCGAGCAGAAGATGGCCCTCACCAAGTCGTTCACTCCCACCACATGGTTCGGTAAGGACGTATGGGTTCGTGGCATCACCGACTTCACCATCACCAAGGGTGACAAGGTGTTCATCGGTGACTGGAAGACTGGTAAACCTACACCGGGTAGCGCGCAGCTTATGCTGACTGCCGCCATGACCATGCACCAGAAGCCCTACATCAACACAGTCATCAACGCATTCGTGTGGCTTAAGACTGGCTCGATCACCCACGAGGTCTTTACTCGCGAGGACATCCCCAAAATCTGGCAGGAGTTCACCCCTCGCGTGAACCGGCTGGAGTCAGCCATGGCTGATAACAAGTGGCCCGCCCGTCCGTCGGGTCTGTGCCGCAAGTGGTGTCCGGTGGGCAAGAAGTTGTGCGAGCACTGCGGAGAGTAACATGATCTTGGTAGAAAACCCTGTCGATATGATCCGGAACAATACGCAAGAGATTGCGCAGAAGGTCCTGCATACCGACATGACCAACATCACTCTGTCCCAGTGGCAGGTGGAGTCTCACCAAGAAAACGGTGAGATCAGTTACGTAGCGTACTGCGCTGCCAATCGCCGCCTCGATCCACTAGAGAAGCCGATCATGCTCCACGTTCGGGCCAAGGACTTCGAGCACCTGAAGAGCATGTTCCACTACGTGGAGTTTATTGCGTAATGGCACAGACACCTGAGGGCAAAGTCAAAGCCAAGATCAAGGTCTACCTCAAGACCCTCCCTGACTGCTGGTTTTATATGCCGGTCCAGAACGGGATGGGTGTTGTTGGTATCCCTGACATCATTGCAGTAATCAACGGTCGCTTCGTTGCTATCGAGACCAAGGCTCCGGGCAAGGAGGGTAACGTAACACCAAACCAGCAAGCAACCATCGACAAGATCAGGGAAGCAGATGGTCTGGCCTTCGTGGCCAGTGACGTGCAGACCGTGATGGATTATTTGCTGTACCACGGGCTAGTAAATGCTTAAGATACTCTCTTCCCTTTTCACCCTCTTCCAAAAGTTTGCTGAGATATTCCAGCAGGAAAGACTTCTTCGGGCGGGGAGGGCAGAGGCTATAGCCGAGCAAACCAAGGAGACAGTCGATGCAATCAACAAAGCCAGTGAAGCTCGCGACGATGTGCGCAGTGCTGTTGCTGATGTCGTTTCTACTGACGGGCTGCCAGACGACGGGTTCCGCAGGGATTAACACCGTTGGTTCTTGCACCATTTTCAAACCCATCACGTGGTCCAAGCAAGATACGTTGGAGACAGCCAAGCAAGTAGTTGAGCACAACGCTGCGTGGAAGTCTGTATGTGGGAAGTAACGATGGCTAAGCGACTGGCGAAGCTATGTCGAGCTATTGGTCTGGACAAGCGCCCACATGAGCATCACGCTGGAGTGTTCCGGAGTGTTGAATCCAATAATCTTGTAATCGTGTGGCGGGGGGCTAACGGACTACAGTATCGCCATGAGTTTGACTGCGAGTTCGATGGGCTAGATATTCCGCAGGACGAGCTAGACCTCGTTCGCGTTAAGGTGGCGATGTCACTATGTTGATCTCCAAGACCAAGCAGAAGATCGTGCTCAATGTGCGCGATCCACAGCACATCCAGACAGTCATACCAGCAGCCAAGTCCTTCGAGTACAAGGGCCATGAGTTGCTGGCTGTGCCGCACGATCTACATAACACCCGTGTGCTGCGTGGCATGGGTATACAGGCACCCTCTCCGATCAAGTACCACTACCAGTGGTCGGGTCAGAACAACCCGTTCCATGCGCAGCTAGAGACCACTGAGTTTCTGACGTTCAATGATCGTGCGTTTGTCCTGAACGACATGGGTACAGGCAAGACCCTCTCCGTACTCTGGGCATTCGACTACCTGCGCAAGCAGGGCATGGCATCCAAGATGCTGGTTGTGTCTCCGCTCTCCACACTGGAGCGTACTTGGGCTGACGAAGTATTCCGTCACTTCCCACATCTCACCGTGTCTGTGCTGTATGGGGCAAAGGCTCGTCGTCAAAAGATGTTGGCGATGGAGGCGGACATCTACCTCATCAACCATGACGGTGTGAAGGTGATGGAGAAGGAGCTTGCTGCGCGGACAGACATTACCACAATTGTGGTAGACGAGATCGCCAGCTTCCGGAACGCATCGACCAGCCGGTGGAAAGCCCTGCGCAAAGTGATCGACGGTCGTAAGTATGTATGGGGTTTGACAGGTACACCTACACCAAATGCCCCCACTGATGCGTGGGCGCAGTGCCGGTTGGTTTGCCCTGAGAACGTGCCGCCCTACTTCGGTAAGTTCCGCGACAGTGTGATGAAGCAGATCAGTCAGTTCAAGTGGATGCCTCGCGAGAACGCCACGGACGTAGTGGCTCAGGCCATGCAGCCTAGCATCCGGTTCACCCGCGACCAGTGCGTTGACCTACCCCCGTGCATCTATCAGTCACGGGACGTGCCGCTGTCCAAGGAGCAGAGCACAGCATACAAGGACATGCTCAGCCGGTTGAAGTTCGAGATGGACAACAATGAGGTGATGGCTGTCAATGAGGCGGTCAAGCTGTCCAAGCTGCTGCAAATATGTTGCGGTGCGGCCTACGATGGCAAGGGTCAGCCGGTTACTCTGGACATCTCAGCACGTATCCAAGAAGTCATCGACGTGATTGAGCAGGCGGACAGCAAGACGCTGGTGTTCGTGCCGTTCACGGCAGCACTGGAGCAGGTAGCCACTGAACTGCGTAAGCACTGGCACACTGGGGTGATCCACGGTGGTACTCCGAAGTCTGCGCGTGACGATATCTTCTCTGAGTTTCAGACAGGTAAGGACATGCGGGTACTGGTGGCCAATCCCGGCACTCTGTCCCACGGGCTGACGCTCACTGCTGCCAACACAATCGTGTGGTTCGGACCGCCTGTATCAGCGGAACAGTACGAGCAGGCAAACGCACGTGTCACCCGGCCCGGACAGAAGAACACGCAGTTCATTGTCCACATCGAAGGCACCCCCGTTGAGCGCAGGGTTTACGAGCGCCTACGGAATAAGCGGCAAATTCAAGGACTTCTTCTGGAAATCCTACAAGGGTGAAGCCTCGCTTGACATAACACATGGCACAGTGTAGTTATAGCAACACAACAACAGAGGAGACCACCATGGAAGAACTGATCGAAAAGTATATCGCGATCCGCGACAAGAAGGCAGAGATCGTTGCAGCGCACAAAGCCAAGATCGCCAAGATCGACGAGACCTTGGACAAGGTAGAGGCTGTGCTGCTAGTGCAGTTGGAAGAAAATGGTATGGAGTCTGCTCGCTGCAAGAGCGGTACTGTGTACAAGTCCAACCGTACCTCGGCCACTGTTGCTGATTGGGATTACGTGCTGAACTTTATCCAGACCCACGACCTGTGGAACATGCTGGAGCGGCGCGTGAGCAAGCAAGCGGTTGAACAATACAAGGAGGAGCACGGCGACCTGCCCCCCGGTATCAACTGGCGTGAAGAAGTGGTCGTCAACGTTCGTCGTAGCTGAGGAGTATTCAGTATGAGCAACATCATTCCGTTTGATTCGGGCGCAGTCCCGGCCCACATCCGCGAGAGCTTTGGTGGGATTGAAAGCAACAACGATCTGGCATCGGGTGTTGTCGCTGGTGGCTATCCGGTCATCTCTTACAAGGGCAACCGCTGGCACGTGGTCGAGGGCGGCAACCGCACTCTCATCACCAACGAAGATGGCGACCCTCGTTCGTCTATCGAAGTCGTTATCCTGAAGTCCAACCCGAACCTGTCGAAGATTTACTACGAAGGTGGGTACGAAGAAGGTTCCACGGCTAAGCCGACCTGCTACTCCAACGATGGTGTCGGTCCGGCATCGGATGCTACTGAGCCGCAGGCAAACAAGTGCGCTGTCTGCCCTCACAACGCATGGGGTTCGCGCATCACTGAGAACGGCTCCAAGGGCAAGTCGTGCGCCGACCTGCGCCGTATTGCGGTGGCACCCTCCGGTGATCTGAGTAAGCCGATGCTGCTCCGTATTCCGGCAGCCTCGCTTAAGGAACTCTCCCAGTACGCTGAGATGCTGAACCGCCGCAAGGCTCCGTACTCTGCGGTCGTTACCAAGATCGGGTTCGATCCCGAAGTTGCGTACCAGAAGATGAAGTTCCGCGCAGTTCGCTGGCTCGACGAGGCAGAGCTTGAAACCATTCAGACCGCTGCCAAGCTGGACGTTGTTAATCGCATCACTGGTGTAGAGGCTGACATCCATATCGACAACGGTGTGGACGAACTGCCTCCCCCACCCAAGCACGTCTCCAAGCCCGCCCCCGCCAAGGTGGTGGAACAGGACGCTGAGTTCGAAGAAGAGCAGCCCAAGCCGAAGGCTAAGAAGCCTGACATGAAGCGCATCCTTGAAGAAGCCGATGCTTCGCTCGACGATGTGCTGAGTATGCTCGACGACTAAGGGTACCACCTGACGACAGGGAAAGACCTGTGACTGCTGGAAAGACAGCCTAGCCGCCTTAGCTCAGTTGGTAGAGCAACCGCCTTGTAAGCGGTAGGTCGTCAGTTCGAGTCTGACAGGCGGCACCAGATTCAGGAGATCAGATATGTTTGATGTGGCTAAGGACGCTGGGGTTCTACCCAACGACATCGCCAAGCATTTGGGTGTCCACCGTGTGACTGTCAGTTCATGGTTCAACGGACACAACGAACCGCACCGCTACCTCAAGGATCGCGTGGATAAACTACTTGACGCAATTGATGCGGCAGTAGAGACTGGGGAACTTCCGGTTCCACGAGATATCAAGGCTCGCGAACGGGGTAGCTACGTTGATCGTGTGATCGCCAAGCACCTTGGAGAAGAAGCGGTAAATAGCAACAGCGACTCTGAGGTCTGACCTCAGGTCCATCGCGTGGTGGTACAGGCGTGGATACTAAACAATTTCTAGATACTGTTCTGCCGACCCAAGGGTTGCGGTGCATATGCACTCCAGTTAATGGGCGGTTCGAACATTATTACGGGGGGGCGAACGAGTGGGCAGCCGAATCCGTTGAACGCTTGCTCAACAAAGGGCTTGACGTTTACTTCGGCTGCTCCTCGTTCGTTAGCCAAGGCTCCCGTCATCAGGACAACGTAGCGTTTACTCGTTCGTTCTGGCTCGACATAGACACCCAAGAGGGCAAGCCCAAGGAAGAGTACCCAGATCGCCGCACTGCCGTGGCTTGTCTGGATGCTTTCTGCAAGGAGGTGGGTCTCCCCCAGCCGATGCTGGTTAGTTCCGGTTACGGCATCCACGCCTACTGGCCGTGCGATGAGGACATGACCCGTGCCAAATGGAAGGAGACTGCTACTCTCCTGAAGCAAGCCACCAAGACATGGGGTCTGGCTGTAGACCAGAGCCGTACTTCGGATGAGGCCAGTGTGCTTCGCCCGGTAGGTGCGGCAAACTTCAAGAACGACACCCGCAAGGAAGTCCGTCTCATCCGCAAGTGTGAGACATTCACTCAGACCGAAATCCATGTTGCCCTGTACAGGTACCTGCGTGACAACGACGCGCTACCTAACACTCCGCAAAAGCAGGTTGATAACATCAACTCCGATCTGGTGATCCAGAAGGAGTACCGTCCGTCGAGCGCGCTCCGTATTGCTAAGCACTGCGCGGTTATCCATGAGATGATGGATAAGAAGGGCGATATAGATCAGCCCACGTGGTACCACTCGATTGGTGTGCTGGCATTCACTGAAGAAGGTGAAGAGATTTGCCACGAGTGGTCGTCTGGCCACCCGGATTACAGCGCACGTGAAACATCCAGCAAGGTAGCACAAGCGCTCAAGTTTGCACCGACAACCTGTGAGAGGCTGTCGGACTGTCGCCCTGCCATGTGTGAGTCGTGCCCGCACTTCGGCAACATTAAGTCGCCTATCGTGCTGGGTATCGCAGAAGAAGAACCGCAGTACATCCCGGATGAGAACGGGGATGTCCCTGACCTACCTCACAAACATCTGCACACCATGCCTGACGGGTTCGGATGGGGTCCACTCAAGGACGGTGACAAGGTGTCCTGCCTGTGGCGGGAGATCATTACCAAAGAGCAGGACCCTGACACGGGCATCATCACGTGGGAGAAAGAGAAGATCGAGATTTCTGACGTTCTCTTCTACCCGACCACCCGCATCAGCGAGTTCAACAGCCTCACTGACTGGGGTTACAAGATGAACATCACGCTCACTGACAAGAAGAAGGCTCAGCGGGACTTTGTTCTGGACACCAAGCTGGTCGCAGCAGGCGGCGTGGAATTGATTTCAGAGCTTGGCAGGAGAGAGATCGTGACCGATCAGAATGCAGCAGTGCAGGCATACCTTAAGGCGTGGGCGCGCAAGCTGCGCGATGACTTCAATGAAGTTCGCCAGATCAGCCAGCTTGGGTGGTACGACAAGTCGTTTGCACTGGGTACCCGCCTGATCTCCGGTAACGATGAAGGCAAGTCGCTGCTTACCAAGGGCGCACCTGAGGTAGCCAAGGCTCTCCACGAGAAGGGTTCACTGGACCTGTGGAAACATGCCATGGATAAGCTGTACAACGTGCCGGGTCTGGAGGCTCAGCAGTTCTGTGTACTGGTATCGTTTGCTGCTCCGCTGTTCGGTATGATGGAGCAGAAGGGCGGCATCACTGTGTACGCCGGGACCGGCGACTCCAGCTTCGGCAAGACCACAGCTTGTAAAGCGGGCCTCACAGCGTGGGGCAACGGCATGAGTGACATGGTTCTCAACCAGTTCACCTCCAACGCACTGTTTGAACAGCTTGGTGTGCTCAAGAACCTGCCACTGGTGGGCGACGAAATGACCAACTGCACGAACTCGTTCGCGTCTGAACTGGTCTACAGTGTGAGCAACGGTGTAGGTAAGCTGCGCCTCGGTGCAGACTCGGCACTTAAGACCACCGCTTCGTGGTCCACGATCTTCCTTGGTAACGGCAACACCCTCCTGTCCGAAAAGCTGGCAGCAAACCGTGCCAACGCAGAAGGCGAGTTGATGCGTCTGTGGGAGTTCATCCCTCGCAGCAAGCAGAAGATGCCGCTCGATCAGTTCGTCAAGTACACCCAGCTTCTCAAGGACAACTACGGTCTGGCTGGACCGATCTACATCAAGTACGTATCTGACAACTACGATATTGTGCTGGAGCGGTTGTGGTCCACCCACGCTAAGCTCACCAAGTACTTCGACATGCAGGACAAGGAGCGTTACTGGGCGCTGCTGTTCGCCACCATCTTCGTGGCTCGCGACCTCGTGGCTGAGCTTGATCTGCTCCAGATCGACCAAGTTGGTTTGCTGAAGTGGGTTAAGAACGAACTCAAGTCAGCACGTACCACGGTAACGCAGTCCACTGCTGACCCGGCTGAGCAGTTTGGTCGTATGTTGTCCGAGCTTCAGAGCGGCATCCTTGTCACCAGTGGTCGCGGCAACCTTGCCAAGAGCGAGTCGGCTCGTATCATCTCCGAACCACGTGGCACCGCCTCTCTCATCGGTCGTTATATCTATCCCACCGACAAGAACACTCGCGAGGTTCTTATCCTCAGCGTGTCCGCAGCACGTGACTGGGCAACCAAGCACGGTGTACCGCTCAAGGAAATCGAAGCAGCGCTTACCAACGGCGGCGTTATCTCCGCCAAGCCTGCCCGCATCAAGCTGGGCCAAGGTGTTGCCAAGTACGCTGGCACATCCACGTCTGTGCTGTGCTGGGAACTCGACGCTGTTAAGATGAACGAGTTGCTGGGTGACGATCCCATTGGTGCCAAGGTCAAGCTGACCGGCCAACCCGTTCAACCCGCCACGGTAGGTGAATCCTTCTTCGAGAAAAAATCTGACGGGGATGGGGAAAACGAAATAGATGACTTGATTAGTACCTGAGCATCCGGTACTACAGCATCGACAGTCGGTTGGTCTCTTCTGTCAGTCTCCTAGTGGCTTTGCTACTAACTAAACCCCCCACTAGATTGGAAGCTGGTGGGGGGTTTTCTTTTATTCCTCGTCCTCAGCTTCGGCTTCTTCCTGCGCACGGCGCAGCGCCTCACTCTTGGGGCTGTACTCGACACCCTTGACGATGGACTTCCGCTTGGTTTCGCGAGCACGGTACGCCTTCAGCAGGTTGGACAGTGGCTGCTTCTTCTCGCCAAGGCGTTCACGCTCTACCTGCAACGCCTTCCAATCTTCTTCGGCAGCCTTGCGAGCTTCAGCATCTCCGCTGTCCCGTGCCTCGACGTATGCACGTGTGATCTGCCCGCTACGGTTCTTCAGAGCTTCCCGCACAGAATAGTTCCGATCCTGCTTGCGCAGCCGCTCAGCCCGCTCAGTCGTCATCACACCCATGGCACGAGCGAATGTCTGTGCGAAGTCGATGTCCTCTGGATCAATCACGGTGTCGCCACCACGCTTCACCCCACCAGTGGCTTCACGGACAGCGGCATAGGCATCGTCGATACCGTTGGGCAGCAGCTTACCGAGAGCGCCGTAGTAATCTCCATACTTGTACAGAGCATTGGCAGCATCACCGGCCTTACCCACCAGTGCTGCACCCGGACCAAGCAGACCGGCCAGTGCCGAGAAAAACCCCTCGCGACTGAACTTGATGTCGGTGTATGGCATGATCGAGAACGCCTGACCCATGCCAACACGATCCGAGATGTCGATACCAGCTAGAGATGGGGCACCCGTCAAAATAAGTTCCGCGTAGTCCTTGCCGATGGCATCCCGGATTTCCTGCTCGATATCTTCCGGCTCGTCGTCGTCATCCATGGCACCGACAATCAGGTTCCACAAGAAGATGACAGCCGTCATACCCGGCATACCCCTGAGACCCGCGAGAGCCATGGTATGCCACATGGTGAAGGCGAATTGGCGACGTGCGACTGCCCGCTCCAGCTTAGCCTCTCTTGTGTCAGCCTTAGAGATCGAGTTCTTGAGCAGCTTCCACAGGAGAGTTACCTGCATAAGCTGGAACTTCTTGAACTGTGTGATCGTGCTGGCAACAGGGCCGCGCATCCAGCGAGGTGCGTTGAAGCCATCGTATGTACCATGAGTGGTACGGATAACTTTGTCGGCATAGTCCACAGCTTGTTCGTGAGACTTACCCTTAGCTACTGCCAGTCGATATGCCGCAGCGGCGGTGGACACACGGTTGATCGACTCGATCTTCTGAGACATGGCACGAATAACTGCACCGCTCTTGTCGAATGCGTTCGACACCTTGCCCGCCTTGAGCGAGTGGAACTCACCGATCTCCTTGTCCACACCGATGTCGATGCGGCCCCGGTTAGCAAGCTCTTCGATGGCATTACGCACGTCCGAGCTAACCTTGCTGAGGTCCAACGGGTCGATGACGTTAAGATCACCCCACGCCTTGGCGACTTCGCCATACGACTTCAGCATCTCAGCACTAACCTTGGCGTAGGAGTGCTCCCCTGCCATGTACGGTACGCTGAGGACCCACGGCTGGGTCATGTTAGTCAGGTAGTAGGACGGGCTGAGCGACAACATCATCATCGACGTTGCCGTCTTGATGGTCTCTGCCATGTTGCTGTGCTCATACGCCATGCCCGCAGCGTGGCGCAGCATCAGTTCGTTGTAGAACCGGCGAGCCTTTTCGGGATCAGCGCTGAAGTCAGAGAACGCTTCCTTGCGCATACCCTCAATGGCTTCGTCGATCTTCTTGCTGTACATCAGCGACGAGATCATGTGCGCATCGGCAGCACCCTGTGCCACGAAGTTGCGCATCATATCCATTTCACCAGCAGCCACACCCAGCTTGCGCAGTTCGGACTTACGTGCCGATGTCTGCTTCAGCGCCAGAAGCTGAAGGTCCACCGCCATACGCTCCATGTTGGCGATAACCTTGGCGTTGACCTTGTTGGTTTCATCCAGAGCTTCGACCTGATTCTGGATCAGCTTGCGCAGACGATCATACGCCAGCATCATGTCGCGGCTACCAACGAACTGCTGGTATGTTTTGTCCACCTCACCTGCCACCACAGTGCCGTCCTTGAACGCACCAGACTCGATTAGCTTCTGACGAGCATCACGAGCTTCTTGCAAGGTGTCGTAGCGCTGGACGAAGTAGTGATCTTCCTGACCCTTCATCTCCTCGACCAGCTTCTTGTCACCAAGTTCTACAGCAGTGTGCATATCCGCTGACTTGGCCACCACCATGTAGTCACCGAAGCGGCGCGTTGTGATGTATGGTTTGTCCTTGCGAGCAGCGAACAGGCCACGGTATTCAGCGAGAGCATTCTTCTGCTCAAGCTCCAGCTTGGCGACTTTCTTCTCGTTGTTCTCGTCCATGGCCTTGAGGATCAAGGTCTCATAGTTGCTGTTGACAGCCTCGATCACTGTGTCGATCTTGGTCTTCAACGTATCATAGCTAGTCTTGAGCGCTTCCTTGACGATCTCCTGCTCCTTGGCAGGCAGACGCTTGAACTCAGCTTCGAGATCGGGATCAACCTCTACCTCAGCATCAAGCCAGTCAGGCTGGAAGCCCCACTTCTCTGTGTTCACGGTGTTCTGAAGGAACCCGTTGATGGTCCCGCTGCCAACGCCCTGACGCTGCAACCCAAGACCCACGAACTTGGAGCGGATGCCGTCGATGTGACGAGTCATCTCTTCCTTCTTCATCATGCGGTCCCGCATGGAAGTCAGGTACTTCTTCGTGGAAGGGATCAGCTTCTGCGCGTCTTCGATCAGGTTCTCAGTAAACCCGTAGACCGTCAGGTTTTCATCCGTGGCACTAAGAAACCGCTTGCCGATGTTCTTGGCGAAGGAGCCAACCTTGTCGGGCATGTTCTTGCCAGCGAGCGTGTCATCTTGGGATGCGCTATACTTGGCTGTCTTAGATGACTTGGACTTAAACAGGTCTATGCCCACGTCCGAACGCTGCCCTGAAGCAATAGCCTCGAACACAGATTCCGCAGTATCAAAACCCTCGCGCTTGTAAGCGTTGGTGATGGCGCGGAAGAAGTTCTTGATCTTGGTAAAGATGCCGCCAAGTCCAGATGGCGCAGGCTGCCTGCTCTCCATCCACTCCGAGAACATCTCAGCAACAATCTCTTCGGCGCGCATATCTGCATACTCTTGTCCCTCGTACAGAGACTTATAGTTAGCAGTGTACCAGCGCTGAAGACGCTTGTTCTTGGCAGCAGCAGCTTCCAGCTTGGACCAATCATCTTTGGTCAGCGCGCCTATGTCTACCAGATAGTGGATAACTTCGTGGTTCAACGTGGCCGACCTACCGCGCTCGGACAGATCGTACGCAACCATCATCAGCTTAGTGTTAGGGTCGTACTTACCCCTTGCACCGACTGTCTTCTTATCTGACAGGCCAACAGCAGCTTGCTCCAACCCCATGGCACGAAGTTGGGCGCGCAGGTTTTGAGCAACCTTGTCCAGCTTACGACGATTTTCCTGAGCCTTCTTGACCGAACCGCCAGCCTGCATCTTGCTTGTTGCATCAGACATGGCCCGCTCACTGCGAGCAGTTACGATAGCATCGAGACGATCACGAAGCTCTTGCGGAGACATTCCGCCCTGCTCTGCCAGCAGAGAAAGTTGCTGATACTCCTTGGGCTTGAGCAGACCTGTCTCACCATCTTCGGCAAGATAGGTCTCAGCCTCCTTCAGAACATCCTCGTAGCTCAGCGGAGCGGGCGCAGGTTCTGCCTTAGGGTTAAGAGCAACATCTACCTGACCGCTAAGCTCGTTGGCGATATCCTCCACGCCCATGTCCCGATCCTTGGACATGCGCTCGATCTCGTTGATATCATCCTTGGATATCACACCCTGCTTGTGCAGGCTGCGGGCATACTTAATCAGGCCGGTGCGATCCAGTTCTGCCGTGTAATCGTAGATGCGATCTCCGATCTCCTCAGCGGTGGGGGCCTTTACTTTTTCTTCGGCTGCTTTCGGCTTTTCCCGGCCTTGCTCAGGGCGATTGCCACGGCCTGCTTCTGGGGCCTTCCGCCCCTCACTAGCTCGGACACGTTGGCTGACACCACTTTCTGGCTTCTTCCTTTTTTGAGCGGCACTCTTCTTCTCCTTGAGTACAGGCTTAGGCTCAGCCTTCTGTTCAACCACCTTGTCCTTGGGCAGCGCAGGGCGCTTAGCCTTCTGTTCAGGCTTAGTCTCTGCAACCTTGTCCTTGGGCAGCGCAGGGCGCTTAGACTTCTTGGCCTTGGCAGCCTTGGCCCGAGCTTCTTCCAGCGCCTTGGCACGGCGTTCACGCTCAGCGATATCGAACGCTTCAGCCCGCTTCTTACCAACATCAAACCGCTGCTTGATGCCAGTCTTGGCTGGGGTAACGACCTTCTTACCTTCCAGTACTTCGGGAGCAGGGGCTGCCTCTGTCAGGAACGAAAGCTGATCGCGATCTTCGACCGCCTGCTCTGCCATCTTAGCAGCATCGCGCTGTGCCTTGCGCTCACGCTTGGCCTGAGCCTTCTCCATGGCAGCGATATCAGCAGGACCCATCTCCCGCTCTGCCTGAAGTTCAAAGAACGGAACCGGGGGCTTCGCAGGGGGCTGTGCTTGTACAGCTTGACGAGCCAACTGCTGCTCTTGCTGCATCTGAATAAACGCCGGAACCGAGATACCCATCTCGTCGGCTGCACCCTTGGCAGTCATGTACTGCTCAGGTGTCATGCCCAAGTTCTCTGCTTCACGCAGCGACTTGGCAGGAAGGTTCTGCTTGTACTCCTCCACCGACAGACCAGCCTTAGCGGCCTCACCAGCAGTGCGCTGTTCCAGCTTGGCAGTGGCAGCCTCCAACGCCTTGGCTTCTTCTGGAGAAACTGTAGCGTCGAAGTTGTTGCGCTTGAGCAAAGATGTGAACCGCTTCACCGGGTCGCGGGTTTCAGGGTCATTAACGACAGTCTGCAAGATACCTTGACGGTGGATGTTCTCCACACGCTTGGCAGCCGCAGCGATTTCCTGTTCACGGGCAGCCGCCTCACTGGCGATGCGCTGCTGTTCTTGGAGTTCAGCTTCCTGACGCTGAGCGTTCAGGATTTGATCTGCCTGCTGTGTGCGAAGCTGCGCTTCCTTGGCCCGTGCCACCTCCTGCTTGAGCTTCTCGCCAACATACTTGGTGACTTCGGACGGGCCAGTCAGCAACTCTTCTTCTTGCAGAGCCTGATTGTGGAACTCGCGGAAGTTCCCGATAAGCTGAGACACCGCACCATAGACCGCCTCGTTGCGGGCGAGGTCTTCGTCCGATTTTACGCTGGAGTGTGCGGGATCAACCCGGCGCTCCTGTGCCTTCAGGATGTTGTCCAGTTCCTTTTCGTTGTTTGACTGGAACGCAGATGTCAGACGCTTTGCCAGAGTAGGTAGATACTTGGGTGCGATGCCTGTGTTGCTGAGCGAGGCAATCACGTTGCCCTCGTTGAATAGACCCTTGACCACTTCCGTGGGAAGAATCTGCGGCTCGCGCACAGGCTCGGCTGCCTTGGTACCGCTCGTGATCGTGTCGTCTGCTTCAGTGCCACCAGCTACATCGGAGCCAAGGTCTGTGTCTTCCTTGCCCTTGATGAGCGACGCATCTTGATCTCCCTGCCCCGGCTCAGTCTTCGGCTTAATAAACTTGTTGGTAACACCAGCGGAACCACCGAAGAACGCACCGCCAGCAGCGCCAGCGATGAACGACCCAATGTACTCATCCACTGCTTCGCGGCTGGTCAGGTCCTGATACCCGCCGTAACGCTCAAAAAATGTTTGCGCTACTTCTGTAGGAGCTTCTTCCTTGGCAGTCTTATACGCAGTCTTGAAGATACCTTCACGAGCGCCCTGCCCAATAGACGTGACTGCTTTGCCTGTACCAGAGATAAGGTCCAGACCTGTAGATGCGATTGTCGCAGCGGTAGCGCGTGAGTAATCTGTTACCCCGGCTTCCTTCTGCTGCTCGCGGATGCCTGTATATGTTTGCGCTCCGCCGAGACCACCTAGTACAGAGCGACCTGCGGTGGGGCTACGAGTAAGTGCTGTAGTTGCAGCACCTGCCAAGATCGTTGGAGCAGATTCCGCTGTGCGCTCTGCCGCGAACTTCCCTACTGTGCTGAGGTAATCCGGAATTTCCGAAAAACTTCCGGGCAGGTTTGTTACATCTGAGCTTTGTGTGACGGGTGTACCGCCAGCCTGAACCATCCGCTGACCGGTGGAGCGGATAGCTGTAGTCGCTGGCTCAACAAAAGATCGGTACGGAGTACCTACCTGTCGCCCTACTTCTTGCGCAGCAGCATTACCGAGTGCTCCGGAAACTGGGCGGGACGCTTGCAACGGTATACCTGTGAGGGCTGACGCTACCTGTAGACCAGTATTAACTGCTCCAGCGGTAAGAGCTTCAGGGAGTTCCTCAAGAAGGCCACCTACACCACCAATGGCCGCGCCAGTACCGCGCTTAAGTGCTCGACCGAACCAGCCGCCCTCTTCTTGCTTAGGTGCAGGTTGCTGTTGCTGCTGCCTCCGCTGCGCTTCATCCTGCGCCGGATCGTAGATTACCCGGAACCCGCCACTATCAGCATTGCCACCACGTGCGGTACGAGCGCCCTGACGTGGATCGTTGATCGGGCGGAAACCTGAGGGCATAAGTGTCTACCTGTGTTTACTTGCGGCGGTATTGTTCGAGAGTATTTGCCGAGATCGGCCTAACCTTACCAGACCTTAGACCACGATACGCAGGAAGTCCTGTCTTTTCGTCGATACCCACCTGAAGGTTCAGCTTGCCCGCCTCTCGTTGCATATCAACAGCAAGTCGATCCCAGTCGTAACCGTATGGCATGTATCCACCAAAGGCTGTGGACAGGGTTTCGATCCTGCCGCCCTTGCCTTTACGTACAACATCCTGACCAACTACTACACGCCGACCATCCGCATCTGTTCCGTATACTGGCATCGTGGACGGAACACCGTACCCACCTGTCGAGGAACCTCCGCCACTGGCGGCACGACGAGCAGCAGCGGCACTCAACCCATAGCGACGGTTGGAGTCCATCTTATCAAAGTCAAACTTCTCGCGAGCAAGTTTGAACTCTTCCTTCTTCATGGTCTTCTCAAACTCCTGCGCAGCAAACGCAGCTTGATCGACCGAGTACTGACGCATAGCATCAGGCGATGCCAGCGATACAGCGAAGCGGAACAGGTCTTCAGGCTTGTACTTCTGGGCGTTCTCGACCGGAATCTTTTTGTCGCCCTTAGTGATGTAACGCTGAACCGACAGAGTGCCGTCGTCGTTCTGCTTAATGTCAGCGTCCGTCATGTCAGGCATCAGCGACCAAGCCTTGGTCAACTGCTTCACACCCTCTTCAGGATTGGCTTGGAACACGCGAGCAGCCTGAGCCACGGCATCCCCGTACCGGGCAGTGGTTGCCTGAATGCGCTTAACATCCAGATCGTACGAGTTGGCCAGCATCCGTTGGTACATTTCCGGGTCAATCGCACGGACAGCTTCAGCCATGTCACGGGTAACATCGGCAGCGTCACGCAACTGCGCGTTGCTCTTGGGAACCCAGCCAACCGATCCATCAGCTAGACGAGCACGAACGTAGTCTCCCTTGCCGAGAGGCTTAGCTTCCGCGACCGGAGCTTCCTGAGGGGCAGGGGTAGGGGTGACTTCGGCTTGAGCACCTTGAGCAGGAAGACCCGCAGGGGCCGGGGCCGGGGCTTGAGCTTCTACTTGAGCAGGAACCATCGGGGAAGCCGGGATAGCTGCTTTCGGTGCAGGGGCTTCCTCCGCACTATCGGTGGGTACAGGGGCCTTAGCGAAGTTAGGAACTTGAGGCTCAGGCAAAGGCATTGCGCCAGCCCTAAATGCCCGAGTCGCTCGGGTGTCTTCCCCACCTTGGAACGTGGGCGGCTCCTTGCCAAGCTGTTCGTACTGCTCATCGGTTAGCACGTTACTGACATCTGGAGCAGCCTGATACCCAGCCACGCCGCCCATACCTTTGCGAATTTGCTTGAGGCGCTCTACTTCCTCCATGCGCGCATCGAACTCAGCCTTGCGCATCGCGGCTTCTTGTTCTTCCATCCGCATCTTTTTCTCAGTCTGAATGCCCTGCGCGAGACCGCCAGCAAACTCACTGAGACCACCAAGAAAACCGCCGCCGTAAGCCATGGTTAAGCTACCTTACTGTAATCTACCGAGAGATAACCATCCGCATCTTGGATGACCGCTTCCGGAATAATGTGCTGAACTTCCTGAGCCATAACGCCGCACTGGCGCGGACCACCCCAGATATACTCGTACTCGTAAACCGACAGTCCTGACGGAAGCTCACCAACCTTGACAACATGAACCTTGAGTCGGCGGTCGGACTTAATAGCGGCAGAACCGATCATCCCAACCATTTGACCCAAACCGCTCCACGGGCTGGATGCAGCCTGAGCCGCAATGTCCGCCTTACCCATGCCGCCATAGGTTTCCATGATGTTGCTGTAACCAGACAGCGCCTGACCGAAGCCCTGCTGCACACCTGCTCCAGCCTGCATACCTGTACCGAGAGCCTGATTGGCAACACCGAACGCACCGCCCGATGCACCCTGTGCGCCCTGACCAAACATCGCGATGTTGGATGCACCTTTACCGGATGCAAAGTTAGCAGCATCCGCAGTCAAGGCCATACCCAACTGCTTCGCACCCTGACGTGCGCGGTTCATGGCTGATGCTTGAGCAGCAGCATTACGCACCGAGGCATCAGCCATTGCAGATGCAAAACCCGGAGAGGCGGGGTTGATACCCAGCGCACCCATCTGACGAGTGGTCTGAGCCATCTCGTTGGCCTGAGCCGTCTCCAGATCACCTTTGGCAAGAGCAGCCTGACGCTCATACTCCGCTGGCTCAGCATATTCCTGAGCCATCTTGTAGTACCGATTTTCTGCCGGGATGCCGAACTCTTTGTAGCGCTCCGCGCCCAACCTCATCTGCTCAGCTTGGGTGCCGTAGATTTCACCCATCTGGGTCTGCGCCTTGATGGACGCTTCAGACTGCTGCTTGAGCATAGGGGTGATGACATCCGCGTAGTACTGCTTGGACCAGTCGAGGGCCTGCTGTGCAGTCTCGGCAGTCTGTGCTGCTGCACGACCGATCTGAGGGTCGTATGCCGAGCCACCTCCTTTGCCGCCACCACAGATTGTACGATCAGACATACTTACATTCCTCACGGAGTATCCTGTAGACGTAAGCGTCTACGCCATCCTTACCTGCACCTTCCAGTACAGCCTCACGAGTCCACCCGGTCTTCTCCGCAAAGCGGATAGACGCTGCATTGTTGGACTCGATCCACGCCGTCATTCGCTTGCATCCGAGTTGGACGAATGGGTAGTGGAAGCACCAGTACAAGAACTCTCGTGTGAGCCACGGTCTTCCCGGACTGCCTGCCACGTGAACGAAAATGTTGGTGCCGTTAAACTCAACATAGAGAGCAGCGGCGATGATTTCGCCGTCACGCCGAAGGACGATCCCTTTTTGCCCTCTGGACCAATCGAGGCCGTAAAACTGAGTGACATACTGGAAGGCTCCTTCAGCATCGCTTTCAACTAAGTAACGACTACCTACCATACCTACCATTCAATCTCACAATGATCTCGTTGATCTTGGCAACGATCTCAGCGGTTGTAGCAGATGCACTTAGCTGATCTATATTACCACCCCTTACACCAGTAAGCAACTCTATGTTCTCTTTCATCGAGATGAGAACCGGGAACAGTTCCCGAGATACTGTTGCTGGTATGGATGGGATGCCGGGTTTCTTAATCACTGATGCAACTCCGCTACAGTTGTGCCGAGTGCGATAGACCGGATGTTGAGCGTTCCGGTAATCTCTACCTCAACGGTGCGAGACTTGAACGGCATGATGCGCACAGGATCAAACGTCGTAACAGTGAGCGCTGGGTCGATCTTAACCCCATCGCCGTAGAACGTAACTTGCACTGACCGGATCGACGCAAGTGTGGGTACCGTTTCCAGTGTGCTACCGTTCATCTCAATCCCGTGGTACTGAATACCGTTAGGTATAGCAGTATCCTTATACGAGTAGTTGAGTGTGGTGCTGTTCAGTGTACCCAGAAGATTGCCGCTAAACTTAGCTGTGTTGCGAGCCTGAATCTCTGCGACCACTTGATTGTAAATAGTCGCGTTGCCGATCTGACCGAAGTCACCATCGAGCTTCATGGCCGAGAACGTGGTGCCGATAGGCATGACAAACCGCTTGCTCTTCCACGTGTAAGACAAGGGGTTAAGCTCGTCAGCGTCCCACTGCTTGATGCGTCCGTCCAGCGAGTCAATGTAGTGAAGCTGCGCGGTCTTGCTGTCGATGTGTACCGCGCTGGCTTGCATCTCCACGAACGACAGGGCCGGAACGTCGGTGCGGTTAATCACCATCGTCTTCATGCCGCTAACATTCTGCGGGTAGATCGCGAAGTACTGGTTGTTTGTTACCGCACCTGCGATCAGGTGAGGCATGTATTGATTCCACTCGTTATACGCGAACAGGCCGCTAGTAATCACGCCGCGCATCGACGGGCCAATCCCTACCATACCGTTAGGGCTGGCGTATACGACACCGAACTCGTCGCTGTAGATCGACGGCTTGGATACGCATGGCTCAAGGATCGGAACCCGCTCCGCTGACATAGCGCCGGGATACGAGCCTGTAATGATGTACGGGTAGCGATCAGTCATGACCGCGATAGATGTACCATATATCCCCAGCCCTATGATCTTGTCCGGGATGGAGAGCGCGTAACCTAGCGGCCAAGCATGAGGGTAGAACGGCTCTGAAAAGTAGACCGTGTTCCCGGAGAACCCGACGAGTGCGCCACTAGGGTGGGATAGTAGGCCAGCCAAGTCTGATGGGGGAGGGACCCATCCGATTGTGCCGATAGCTTCGCCAAGCTGGGCTGCTGTCTTCGTATCCGAGTACGACGTGGTGGCAATCGGAATCTCTGCCACTAGCAGGTAGTTATCAGTCGTCGCACCCGTTACTGAGCGGTAGATACGGCGATGTGTGATGTTGTAACCGGTTGTCGGTGCGGCGGCGAAGCCATTAATCGTAACAGAATCCCCGGTGTATACCGTGACAATGCTGCTTGCTGGTGATGGCGCACTCTCTTCTGTTACCCCGCCAAATGTAGATACATATGTGTATACGTACACCCGAGACTCGGGATCAGCGGTTCCGGTACCTACACGAGTTACTGTCGGCGCTGCTGTTGGAGCAGGCACACCCATATATAGCCACGACGCTGGGTAAGGGCCACTACCTGTAGTAGCTATAGTGTTGTAAGTCTTCTTGGGAGCACCGTCCCCTGTGTAGTACAGCCGGTAATCTGTGGTGTCGGCAATCGGCCCACGCACAACGTTGACATCGGTACCCCACGTCAACCACTTATAGTTGTCAGCAGAGTTGTAGTAGTACTTGTACAGCGTTACCGTGTTTGCCGGTGGAACGTAACTATCCACAGCAGGGCCACGCCAGTAACGAAGCTCTTTCGAGTACAGCTTTACATCCTCAGCAACCTGAGCCTGATTGTCTTGGAGCATCGTCGCGCTGGTGCGCGGGATAACCCCGTCAAAACCCATGATCTTAAGCTGAGGCATAGCGTTCCCAGAGTTATGCCGGGGTTTGAACAACCCCGGCTACAAAATCACTTCTTCTTAGGCTTCATGGCTTTCTTCTTCTTCTTCTCAGCCATTTCACCCTTGGCGTAAGCTGCCTTGCCACCCTTGCGGGACTTCAGCATCTTTTCCGCCTTCTCTTCTTTCTTGGACTCCTTGCCCAAGAACATCATCGGCATCTTCGCCACATCATTTACTCCGGTTTCTTGCCACCAAAGGGGCCGTCGATAAACGACTCCTTGCTGTTAGGCTTGATGGCTGGGATGCGCAGCGGAGTGTCACCCATGGAGCACTGCTTGGACTCCGGTGTTTCCACCTTGCCCCGCGAGATTTCTTCGTAGCTGTACTTCTCAGCCATCTCTACCTCCTTACGACTGCGGCTTCTTACCGCCGTACGGGCCGTCGTGCATGGACGACTTAGCGTCAGCCTTCGACGGAATGGTGGACTTGACGACGCTGCCGTCCCAACGGTCGGCCTGATATTCGCCGCCCTTGTCGGACTTACCGTGGATGCTACCGGCCTTCATCGGGGTAGCCTTGTAAGGTGTTGCCATGTTTAATCTCCGACTTACTTGATACCGTTGCGCACAAACGCAGCGAGGAGGGCGGTGAACACGAGGTTCGCCGTTTGCATCAGGTCGGCATCACCGACGAGATAGGCTGCCACTGCGCCAATGACGGCAACACCGGCTGTAACGTATGTCTTGTAACCTTTGAGCATTGAAATCTCTCCTTGCGCTGTGGGGTCCGTATGTACTAAAATCCCCACTACAACACGTATTACTGTGTCCTATGAAAACTACATATACCAGAACTTGTAATCGCTGCAAACAAACGCTTCCAGCTAATGCTGAGATGTTTGTAAAAGACTCTTCTAGGCCGCTCGGTATTGGTTACGAGTGTCGTATCTGTCACCGGGCTAGGAAACGTGGGCGTGAAAACAGAACTGATCGCTGGAGTAATCTTAGCCCAGAGCAAAAAAAGAAGGTTCGTGCTAGACAACTTCGCTACGGAAGAAGTCCTAAAGGACGGGCTATATCTTTGCGCAATGCTTACATTAAAATAGATGCTTGCGATCTTACCCCTGAAGAGGTCCTGAGTTATATTGAGCAGCCATGCGTTTACTGTGGTACTACACACCATAATAGAGGACTGGATAGAATTGATAGCTCCAAGCCTCATGTGAGGGGTAACGTTCAGACGGCTTGTACCGCTTGCAATATCGCTCGTGGCGACAGGTTTACTGTAGATGAGATGATGCTTATAGGAAAAGTCATCTCTGAAATCTGGAAGCGCAGAGGTCATGGGTAAACCTTAGACCATAACTCAAAGTGTGGGCCATCAGGAAATGATCGGCTTAAGACTTTGGATGAGATGAGCGGAGTGTCAGATAACAGCTTCCAACTCCCCCCCCACCGGATTGGTATCTTTAACTCGGATGATGCTGATTGTACTGCCTGCGCTATTTGTAGGTAGAGCGCCCAATCCCACCTAACCTCGCCGTCTATAACTGCTCCCAAGTCAACGGCGTGACCAGTGATGTGGCGGGAGTTCATCGTCTTGGATGCACCCTTGGCTACCAGTTGCTTCTGCCGCTCAACAGTCCGAAGACCCTCAAGTACAGTAAAGTCAATAGGTGTGAGTTCAATGGCCCGCTTGACCACCTTTACGAGATCGGGATGTACGCCCTTCAGTCTGTCAAGAGACCTCTGGCCGAGAACGAACGCCATATGCTTCACCTAGAATTTGGGTGACAGCATTCTCCCATGTAATGCGCTCAATGTCAATGTCATGGAAATGTTTTGGGTGTCTTACAGTTCTTCTCTTTAAGTTGCATGGCAACTCGAAGACAGTCTTGCGTTGATCTATAGCTACCAGAGCGACAATATCTATGAGGTGGTCGCTCAGTGGGTTGTTGTGCTGGTCTCTGGTTAAAAAATTATACGCCGGTTTTCGGTCGTGCCTGTGCCCAAGATTGGACGCTTTTACTTGAACCCTCATGAACCGGGTCCCGTACATCGCCACAATGTCGATGTACTCCATTGGGGTCAAGATAGTCTTCCATCCGCAGCCCTCTATGGCGGCGGCAGCTATGTATTCGCCTATGCGCCCCTTTGCTTGGTTGGATAGGTCTATCAGGACTTATCCTCTTTGTGGTCCAGCTTCTTGAACACCGCGTTGATGTTGTTCTCGATCCGGTCAAACCCTGATCGCATCTCATCCTTCACTTCCTTCATCGCGTCCTTCCAATCGGTCTTGGACACGTAAGTGTGAGGCATAGCGCGAACGTCATTGTCTAGACGCTCGATAGATTTAGATAAGTTATTCAAGGCCCACCCCCCAAGGAAGCCCGCTGCACCGAACGCAATGTTGAAGAGTACTTGGTAATCCATCGACCAAACCCTGCATCTAGATATGTTTGTACTATTCTAAACCTGCTCTGCCCACAAGAATTACCTATTATCGCCGCCGTCAATCAAGTTCTGCTTCACGGCCATTGCTTGAATACGAAGATTCAATTCATTTGACTTGACCATCTCATTACGGAAGCTCTCAACCGCTGCACCTGTCTGACGCTGCTGCTGGCTATTCTCAATCGTAAGCACTGGCATCCACGCTACCGCACAGCCCCAGTTATCAACCTCTTCACCCGTGTTGGGGTTAGCCCCCCGCACCAGCATGTACCACGCGCACTTATGCTCGATGCACGTCTTGTTGAGCATCGGACAGTGTGTGCCGGGTTCTTGCTTCTTGCCGATCATGGTCAGTTCTTCGTCGCAATAATAACGTCAACGTACTGCACGGCGAGATTGATGGCAGTGCCCGTAAATGAGTGAGTATGGGCCTGACTGCCGCCAGCGGTGATGGTGCTGGTATTAGACCCGCCTATGTCTGGAATATAGAAAGTAGCCGAACCGCCCGCGTCCACCGTTTTCAACGTAACGCCATAAGCGTGGAAGTGCGAGGGGATTTGATCTAGAGTGAGGGTAGTATTACCGACAGTGCCAGACACTGCCTGCGAGGCAAACGCGGTGGTGAAAGGAACGCTACCGCCAGTGCTAGCCGCACCGCTAACTACGCGCAGAGCCTTGTTGTCGTGCGTCGTGTCCTTGGTCCAGCCAGTCGGGGCATTCGTCTGCGCGAACAACATCTTCGTCCCGGCAGGGATGGAAGCTGCCGATACGGTATTGATCTGTGCTTGGAGGTTAGAAGTTACGCCGTCGAGATAGCTCAGTTCGGCGGGGGAGATCGTAGCTGAGCCAGCAGTTACATTACCTGACAAGCTCATGTTTGTTACGGTCAGGTTGGTGATGGCAAGATCGGTAGCTGTATCCCCAGTCTTCGCCAGCTTCTCATTCATACCTGCGGCTACGATGCGAAGCTCTACCTTGCTGCCGCTGGCGAAGGCGCTGGCAGTAGTGCCGTCCTGAGCGCGAACAATGGTGAACGTGTCAGTTGTCTTGGCAGTTACCTTAACAATCTCGACGGTGCCTACCGTGTCGATCAGGGTCACGTAGAAGTAATTACCGCTGGCAGTAGACGGAAACAGAGCGCCCTGCCCCGATGTCACAGTCAAGCTAGTGGATGCCGCTGTGATACTAGACGAGAGTGTCGCCGTAGCGTTATTCGTGTAGACTGCTACCGCCATATAGTCCTCGGTAATGTAAGGTGCGCTAGGCGCACCTTAACATCTTACTTGAGATTGCGCAACTTGTAGAGAGTTGCCATGTAATGCGCGAGAAGATCGTCAACCAAATTCTCTACGGCAGAGTTATCCTTGGCGATGTCTTCCCGGTTTTCCATGATCCAGTCGCAGTCGTCCGAAAGATGTGTAACAATATCGGACGGAAGAAGAGGGCCCGGCTTAGGCGGAACCATGGAGATCAGGTCAAAGTAGCCCTGATATGTTTCAACGATGCTGTCGATCTTGTCCACCAGTCCGTCATAGAAATCACCCAGCGCTACATGCTGTGCGTAGCTACCCGGACCCTTAACCTTCCAGTGTTGAAGGTGGGCTGCGTTGCGGGTATAGAATACACGCGATACCAGTTGTTCAATCATACCTACCTCCACTCACTTCTCTACATAAAACTTCAGGTTGCTCTGGAGTCGTTCGTCGTCCGGCTCCATATCGCAGGCAATCGCTCCGTGCTTGATGGCAACGTTTTGCTTACCGAGATGGTAAGCTGCCAATGCCAGCAGATCATGTGGCTTCGCTCCCCAGACAGACGGGTCCATGGTGTATACCAGTTCCTTGTCTGTGATCTCTAGAGCCTTCGATGCGGCATCATAGGAAAGCTGCCACTGATTGGTGCGGCGAGCTAGATCGGACAACTCTACCCATGGCTCCCGTGTACCGGGTGCCTCGTCTGTGGCTCGCTGAAGCCAGTGCTGAGCGCCCACTACATCACCCAAACGCTCGTACGCTTGACCCAGAAGCCTCATCGCGTAGCAGCGCTCGTTCGGCCACGTGGCATCTGGATTATCTAGATACTTGTTTAGAGCAACTACAGCGTCCAGCCAGCGGTCGTGGAATGTAAGCTCGCGAGCGTAGTAGAATGCGTTGCGTGGGCAGTGAGGGTCTTCCTTGACCGACAACTCCAGCAGATCGAGATACTGGCCTCGGCTCTTGGTCGGGTCGGGGTGGTGTGACACCAGTAGCTTATCTGTGTGGGCGTACACTTCTGTGATGCGAGCGTCTGCGCGAGGATACTCGTGGCATGGGTGGTGCCAGTGGTAGCCGTGGCGAGCATGGATTTTCTCGTAGTAGAAAGAAATGCCTGCGCCCCAATCGAACTTGTAACGCAGCCGTGTCGTACCTTCTTTCCAGACGCGCTCAATCTCTTCGCGCCAACCCGGCTCAAGCACCTCGTCCAGATCAAGACTGATGCAGACATCATAGTCACGAGGAATCAGGGCCAGTGCTGCGTCACGGGCTTTGTCAAAGCGCCATGGTGTGATGGCAATGTGGTGCACCTCGGCACCGTGCTGCTCGGCCAGATATACGGTTTCGTCTACGCTACCTGTGTCAGCAATCAGGATCAGGTCGGCATCTGCCGCTGACTTGCAGAAGCGCTCGACGAACATCTCTTCGTTCTTGCTGATGGCGTAGACGGCGATCTTCATGGGTTACGGTCCGTTAAAGAATTGCAGGAAGTTGCTGTTCTGAGTAACCGGGGCCACACCACTAGGCAACCCATAGGCTGGCTGCGCGTAACTGCTGTAGTCGAGCGTGGCAGACGACGGTGAAAGACTTTTGGCTTCCAGATAGGCGGCAGGCTGACCATAGCCGGAAAAGTCCAGTGTTTCGATGTCACTCCGAAGCGGTAGCGCCATTAGCCTGCTCCTGCGCTGCCATTTCCTGCATCATTACGTCATAGCGCGCAGCTTCCGCCTGAACCGCTTCATCGTCCGGCCATTCGTCAAACTTGAACATGACGGTTTGCCCGGAAACCAGAACTCGGATGCGCCACTTGCCAGCTACGTCCTGCTCCCAATCTATAACCTGATACATGGCGCGTTCCTTATGCTTGGGCTGCGGTCAGGTTGCAGACGTAGCCGCTGAAGGTGGTACCGCCGAATGCGTAGGCGTAGATGTCCACGCCGCCCGCCTTGGTCGGGGTGAAGGTGATTGTCACCGTCTCCCACGTATTCGCCGCTGCGGTCATGCTTGCAGCTACCGTGCTGGAAACGCCCGCAATCTGCCCACCGGGGCAAGCAAGCTGCATGGTCATCGCGGTATTGGTTCGCCGCATACGGGCGGTTACGGTAACAAGTCCCCCAGCCCCGCAAACGACTGTGCCAAGCTTCAGGCGTACCGGGCTTGTGGGCGTTGCAAGGCCATTTGCCGATGGAACGATTTTCCAAGCAGTAGTGGCTGGGGCATCTACTACAGCGGTTTGTTGGTTGATAGTGCCGTATGTGGCGGCCCAAATCCAATTGTTACCATCAGTGTTATCGTGCCGGTTCGAATAGATATATGCTTGCCCCGCACTAAGAATGGTTTCCGTGGACTCGTTGATGGTGAAGTTGTTCAGATACAACGAAGTGCTGTTTGCGGCGTACACCGCAGCAAAGCCGTTATTCGATGTGCTGCCGCCATTTACGTAGCAGTTCAAGGAATTTGCAGCGCGTATGCCAGAACTGTTATTTGAGTTGCTGGCTGAAAGATTGCCTACCGAGCAATTTGTTGAACTGGAAAAGTTGAGGTTGCCCCCATTTGATCCGGGTCCGTTGTTAATGGCGGTGAGATTGGAAACATAACAATCTGCGGATTGGTCAAACAGAACCCCATCGCTCGCATTATTCAGGGCGTACACATTGCCAACGGACAACCCTAGAGCCGGGAAGTTGGTAGCACCAAAGGAAAGCCCCGTACCGATGTTATTGTTTGACCACAGGTTCGGCGCGCTAAAGCTATTGCTTGCGAAACCAGTAAAAATAACCCCGTGGGCGTTATTGGCGGTCGCATATGCAGACGTTAGAACCAGACCGTCTTGGGCAGTCCCAGATGCAGAAAAAAGAATGCCACGGTAGAACCGGCAGCAATCCAGCTTGTCAATTGTTACGTAGTTTTGGGCTACAACATTTATCCCGCGCCCGTAGGTATTCTGACCGTCGAGCCAAGTGCGCCCGGTCTGCGTTGACATATCCGTGCGGCTCCAGCCACCGCTAAAAGTGATCGGATTGCCCGCCGTACCGCTAGCCGTAATAGTGCCATTGCCCGCAGCATCCTGCGTGGTGGATACATTCACCTTTACCGTCTCACGCTTGTACGTAGTGACAGTTTCGGTTGCCCCGCTATAGCCGCGCTGGCTGATATTGGTGGGGGTAAGAGTGTTGCCATTGGTCAGCATGATTGCATCGTGATTGATGCTCTGGATCGCGTACCACGCTTCATTCCCCGTTCCATCTGACTTGGAAATCAAGGATTGCAGGGTGACGCTATCAGCCGCAGATGCGGCCTTGCAGGCAATGATGTTGTCCAGATTGATTGTCTGCGCGCCTACGTCAGTCGCAATGTACAGCGCCACGCTGTTGATTGTCGTGGACAGGTTCGTTCCAAGGTCAACCGTGACCGGAACCCACACCCCAAGAGCGCCCAGGTTTGGAATGTTGCACTGATGAACGACGGTATTTCCGGCAGTATCGGAACACAGAGCCAGATAAGCCTGTCCTGCCGCACCAACCGTTCCGATGCTGAACTGCGCCCAAAAGGAAACCTGTTGATAGCCAGACAGGTCGAGAGTTGCCGGAAGCGTATAGTAAGCAGCCTTGCCTGTGGTGAATAGGGATTGCACCCCAATTTGGGCTATCCCGCTTCCTTCCCTGCTAAGGCTAGTGGGGTTGGTCGCGGTTACGTTTGTCGAAGGCGTCCACGCTGGTTTCTGGCCCAGCCCGCCGCACAGTGCTATGTTCTGCACCAGTGGCGTAGCCGTCTTGACGATGCAGTTATCTACGTTGGTAACTGTACCAGTTGCGCCGCCAGTTCCGTTTCCGGTGGTGTTGTTCCCGTTAATCTGGAGAATTTGAAAACTGGTCGAATTAGGGACGGTGCCAACCTTCCAGATACCGTTCGCGTTTGTATTGGTGCTATGGCTTGCGATGGAGACGTAATCGCCCGCAACAAGGCCGTGCGCAGATGCTGTGGTAATTACGATAGGCGTGGCATTCGTCGATGACGAGATATTGATTGCTGCTGGCCGACCGCCGCCAGTCCACGTAGCGTTGCCAATCGACGTAGGGTCAGGCGAAGCCATGATACGAATAGTGTCGCCCGGTGCAATGCGCGCAGCAGTGGCACCGTTGGTTATGGTCTTCCAGCGGGTCGCGAAGCTGGTGCCTGCGTTGGCATCGTTGCCGCCTTCGAAGTCGATGTAATACGTTGCCATTTATGCCTCCTGCGCGACTGCTACTGCATCCCAGCGGCTGTCAGCCGCGTTGTAAATGCAACCAACATACGCAGTCTTATTCGCCACCGTTGTGGTTGGCAAGGTCACGCCAACAGCCCTGAAGCTGTTGGTAGACCCGGTAGTCCATGTAAGCGTCTGGGGCGTACCATTGTCCTTGAAGCGGAAGATGATCTTGCGCCCGTCTACCGGGGTACCTGCGTCCGCGCTGATCGTCAGTGCGTTTGCCTGCGCTGTAGCAGCGTACTCGTCGTAGTTGTCACTGTTCCACGCGAGCGGGGAAGTGATTGACGCGGCGCTGCTGACGCGAGGCGCTGCATAAGAGCCGGTGCTCCCGGTGGGGCCAGTAGGGCCGGTGGGTCCCGCAACTGTAGATGCCGCACCTGTCGGGCCGGTGGGGCCGGTGGGTCCCGCAACTCCCTGAGGGCCGGTGGGTCCCGCAACTGTAGATGCCGCACCTGTCGGGCCGGTGGGTCCCGCAACTGTGGACGCTGCACCTGTCGGGCCGGTTGGGCCTACAACTCCCTGAGGGCCGGTGGGTCCCGCAACTGTAGATGCCGCACCTGTCGGGCCGGTGGGGCCGGTGGGTCCTGCAACCGTAGATGCTGCACCTGTCGGGCCGGTGGGTCCTGCAACTCCCTGAGGACCCGTAGGTCCCAAATTACCAGTGGGGCCAGTCGGTCCCAACTGTGTGTACATTACCTGAGATACGTTAACAATAACGCCCGGTGTCTCAGGTACTGATCCAGCGGCTGGCAGGGTTTGAATGGATACGGCGGTGCTATCGGTCTGCCACCAAAGCTCAACATAATCGTTGGGGTTTACAGACGTACCGATGAAATCAACAGTGGCTACGGTGTAGCCATACTCTGTCGCGCTCTTTCGAGAAGGTACGTGGAATCGTGTGTTGCTGTCCGGGTAGTTAGACCCATTATACTTCAACCAGATATCGGCATAGTGAATAGCGCTGTCTGTATTCTCAAGCTGGATGGAGAATGTGAGCTTGTACGTGCCGGGGTTCTGGATAACGATCCGGCCATAGCCTAGAATGTACATACCGCTTGCAGCCGATACAGACGCAAACTGCACCATTTGCGGAATCGTTGACCCTGCCTGATCGTAAGTTCCGAAGAACGCGCCGTAATACCCCAGAGCGCCGCCAGCGCCTGTACTACCTGTAGGGCCAGTTGGACCCGTGGGTCCCGTGAATCCGATAGGTCCTGTAGCGCCCTGTGGCCCTTGCGGCCCGACAGATGCAACCTCGATGGTTTCTGGCGTGAGGTCCGCGTATACCTCTACAACTGTGATATCGTCTTCATTGATGACGATGGTGCCTGAGGTCATGTTCGTGTCACCTCCGGTGAAATAGCCACGCATCCCTCGATCAGTCGAGTAACGATTCCGCCAGCGGAGGTAAGCTCCACGTCATACACGCCTTGTTTGATCGTGATAGCCGCAGTGTCCGCCGCCGGTCCTGTGATATTGATCGTACCGGCAACCCCGCCAAGTACAATGGTTCCGGCTGTTGTGCTTAGGCTAAGAACCGCATCATCTGATGCGTAGCGCTGACGCACCTGCATCTTTGCTGTGTACCCTGTAAGGTCGATGGGTACACCCGCTGAGTCCTTCCAGATCAGGTTAAGCTGGAACGTGGCACCCTGCTCGATAGTGATGTCGTAGTTAGCAGCCATAGCCTACCTCAAACAAATCGGGGCGGGCGGACCCGCGTTACATTGCGCGTAAGGCCGCGATTACGCTCCATCTTGGCCTCACCGATAGCTGACTCGAACCACGTGCGGAACTTAACCGCTTGGGCTGGATCGTAGTACGGCTGATTGGGTGTGTCGTACAGTCGGGCGCGAGCGCCGAACCCGATGTGCTCAGCCCACCGCTCATAAATCAGTTTGTCCACGGTGGTGGAGGAACGAGTAGGCTTCAACGCGACGATCAGCTTAAGACCATCGTCCATCTCGTAATCACTGAACGGGGCCACGATGACTTCATCCGGTACGTCTTGTGTGATGTACTGCGGGCGACCACCCATCTGCCGCCAATCAAGCGGGTAGATGCGCTGAAGGTCTTCCTGACTCTTAAACGTAATCGGAAGATTACCTACCCAGCTTGCAATCACGCGAGATACTGTGGTCCCGCACGGCAGGTCCAGCTGGTACGCGGATACTCGCGGCAAGATCGTAATCGGGTCGTGCGTGTAGATGATGTAATCGGACTTCTCGCAGAACTCGATACATGCGTTGCGAATGGCATTCGTCGCCACGAGATCGGGAACGTCGTGTACGTACGGCACAACCTCGGGAAAGAATGTCTCGTATGAAACACTGCTCATATCTTAGCACTCCCTCGGTTGCCCGGATCGGGTGGAGCAAGCTGAAGGTTCGGGTTGCTGGACAGGATGCCTGTGTCACGAGCGCCAACAGCAGCCATAAACAGTTGTAGGTACGTAGCGGCCAAGCCCTGACCGGCAGCGAAATCGCTATCCTTCTGGTGCGCCCGAAACATGACGTAATCAAACAGCGCTGTCTGGAAGATATCCTGTACGACCAGTGTGTCTGTGACCGATGTCATGTCAATCGGAAGCACAGAGTAGATAGCGTCAAGGTATCCGCTGCCGTTGTTGGGCGGATACACGTAGAACTTCAGCGGCTCCTGCGGGTCGAAGATATAGTTCTGTACCACGGCAGAAGGGGTGGCAGTGTGCCAGTTAGGGTTCTGAGCATCTAGGATTTCACGCGACACAACACGCACTGCTCGGCCCGGTGCGGTACCTGCGGCATTATTGTTGCGGATGATAGACAGCAGCATGTGGCCATTCGACGGAATCGTCTGCTGCGTTCCGGAGACCATAGGTATTGTAGAAGTAATGCTGGAGTTACCGGGAGAGATAGAAACAATTGTGCGCTGTCCGTCAGACAACCACTTCAAGAGTTCAGAATCGCTCCACCGCTTAGTAACACCTTCGTCAATAAGTTGGATACGGGCGCGGTCGAGAATGGTTTGTGCTGTAATAGCCATTTGCGCTCCGACTTAAAAAATAAGGTAGGGGGAGTCCAACCACTCCCCCTACCCTGTATACACCTATTAGGCGTACTGTGCAATCACGAGCGATTCCGGCTTGATTGTCTTGTAGCCGTAGATGTTCAGGCCACGGACAAGGGTGCCGAAGTCGTTCGGGTTCTGGAGCGACTCGACCTTCGCGATCTGCGAAGCGAACGAGATGGCTGTCGTGTGACCCGCGACGATGCACTTACGAGCCACAGCGTTGGCGCTGATACCAGTGCCAGTGGTGGTGCCATCGAAGTTCTGGCCAGCGGCAGCAGACGGAAGCAGGTTCGAGACGTAGATCGTGAAGCGATCAATCGTACCGATCTTACCGTTACGCAGGATCGACTGGCTGTCGCCGGTCAGGTATGCCTGTTGCAGGTTCGAACCCATCAGCAGGTTGCGCACTGCGGGGCTGATGACGAGGAAGCGATCCGTATCCGGGACGTTCTGTTCGTCGAGCACCGAAGCCATCGAGGTGATGGTCGAAACAATGTTCGAGGTCGAGAGAGTCAGCGGAGCGCCGCCGAACGGGTTGGTGGAGGCGTTATAGGTACCGCCAGCGCCACCGAGGTTGAACGAACCCGAGCGAACACCGGCAATAGTGCCACGGTTGGCGGCTGCCACGGTGTCCATCGAGTTCTTCAGCAGGTCGGTGTCGATGTTGATCGCCATCTGCTTAGCAGCATCGTTGGTGAACATGTCCATCAGCTTCGGCTGCGACTGGTATTCCAGAACGTCCGAAACATTAACGCCGAAGTACTTCGCCTTCGAGATGTCGAGTTCGACCTTGCTCGGGGCGGGGACTTCGTAGCTCAGGGTGTTGCCAACGGTGTAGTCGTTGATCGTCACCGACGGGATGTTGTTGATGACAACCTTGTCACCGATGTTCTTGATGTCGCCTTCGTAGTTGGTGTTGGCGATTTCACCGAAAACAGTGGTGGCGTAGAACTTGGCGTTCAGCTTGCCCGACCAGATGGTCGGAATGAAGGTACCCGAATAAGCCGGGTTGGTATTGAACGGGGACTGGACGGCAATAGCCATGATACTTCTCCTATGAGATTACACACGACCTTGCCGCCCGGACGCTGCTTACTGCGTTAGACGACCTTGCTGAACGGCAAGATCAATTTCTGCTTCAATCCGCGCCTGCTCCGCATCATTCCCCTTGTAGACTCCACGTGCCACGTCCTTGTAGAAGCGGTCGATTTCAGACATCGACCAAATCTTTTCGTTGGTGTTCACGGTTGTCTGCGCAGAGGACTTGGAGGTACCGGGCGCAACTTGACGGACGAGTTCTTTTGGCGGTGACTTGGGCTTAGTCGTAGAACCTGTCAGTTCCTTAAAGGTATTGAACAGAGTTGCTGTACGCGACACGTCATACGTGTTGAAGGCGTTGGTCAGATACTCCTGCCGCTGGTGTCCGCTAAGCGGGTCAACTTCGGAGAGCCAATCAAGAAACCGCTGGTCAACGTTAATGTCTTCGTAGTCCGGGACCAACCGGGCTAGGTCAGCAAAATACGTCTGACGGGCGATATCGCCTTGTCGCTCAGAAACGCCGGTCAACTCCTGTCGAAGCTGTGCGTTCTCTTCCTTAAGCCTATCAATCTGCTGCTGAGCTACTTCCGTAGCCTGACGCTTAATCAGATCAACAAGATCAGGACCAAAATCTTCAACGTCTTTGTCTGTTACCAAACGTTCAGCGGGAGCTTCCTCAGTCTTTTTGCTGGCTGATTCTAGCTTTGCGATTGCAAGTTCAAGCTGTCGTTTAAGATCAGTTACTTCAGTTCGCAAACGCGGAACATCCGCATTATACATTCCCTGAAGCGTCTTGTACTTACGTTCCCAAGTCTCGTCGTCAGACTGCTTGACTGGTTCCGGTTCCTGCTCAAGAACTTCTGGCTCGGGAAGAGGATCGCCCTCTTCTACTTCTGCCACAGGTTCTTCGGCCTTCGGCTCTTCTACTGGGACTTCCTGCGTGGTCGGGTTGGCTTGTTCAAGCAGTTCCCGTTCCAAACGTTCAGCCTCTTCGATCTGTGCTTGGACCTGTTTGGGTAGACTCATGTTGTTCTCCTGCTCCGACTACGTTACGTGGTCCTCTCTCGGTATCCACTTGGCGGTACGGTCTGCTGGCGGGTTAGAAGCTAAAGACCTGAATCTTTTAGCTTTTCCAAAAGACGGGGTGCCTCGCGCACCACATCTAGGAACTCTCGGATAAATTGAACTCGTCCTTGCATCTGACGCAGTGCCAGTTCGTCCCGGCTCTCTGCTAGAAATTCAAAAGACTTCTGCAACTCATCCCGAAATAGTTTGTCGATCTCTTCCCAGCTTTTACCTTGGCTGACAGCATAAAGACTGCGCAAGGCATGTAAGCTGGGTTTGGTCAACATAGTGTTATCTTACTGTATCTCTGCACAACACGTCAATACTTAACTTGTTGCTGGCGGAGAGAAGTTATCTGTAGTGGGTGATCCATCTTCAAGCGACTGACCTGATCCCGGCTGAGGACCTTGCGCCTGCTGCTGTGCTGCCTGCTGTTGGATCATCGCCTGAGCGGCCAACTTCTGCTGGAGCACGTTCATCGGAGGGACCACCTTGTCCACATCCATGTCGAGGTTCTTGGCTGTCTCACGGAGGATGTGAGCGCGACCTTCAACACCGACGATCTGCATGTCAATCGGGTTGGCTGTGGCTGCCAAGAACTCGTTACGGCGAAGCTGAGCAGCATCCTTGACCACGAGCGAAGCTGCGCCACGTGCAACGATCTGGATGTCGCCCTTGAGATCGGGGTCGTCACTGAACTGCATGTTGTGGTCGTACAGCTTCTGGAGCAGCGGGGTCATCACACCGATGTCGATGTTGCTGATAACCTGCTTGATCGCCTTGCCCGCATTAGTCATCAGCATCGAGAGACCCGACGCAGTACGACCAACACCGCCCGGTTCACCGCCCATGTACTTGGGGATGCCCGAGTATTCATCGCTCATCTCAGAGAACTTCTCGAAGATGCCCACCAGTTCAGCGATGCGGGAGTCCGGTTGATTGAACATGACCGGGGGCTGGCTGCTTCCTGTCGGGTCATTCGTGACCTGCCAGATGCGCCATGGTGTTAGCTGTGTGATATCTTCGCCGGGAGCGAGACGGTCAACGTTGACAATAGTCTGCGGTCCGGAGGCAATACCCATGTTGTTGACGATTGCACGGGCAGCAGCGTTGACCACCACTTGAGGATCACGAACAAGGTCAGCAACACAGCGACCCCAGAAACTGCCCGGTACATCTTCATAACTCGCTACGTAATAAGGCTTACGACCCAGTGGGTCGTAGTTCAGTACCGCCTTGATGACGTAGTGACCGATCAGCCATGCTTCGACATGATACTCCCGAACAGGGTCAGGAATCTCGTCTGAGGTCAGGCCCCAGTCTAGTAGTGTCTTGCCTTGCACCGGACCCCAGAACTGGAGTGCGTCGATCAGGCCATCGACATTCTGTGCGATCTGTGTGGTGGCCTTGCCTTCAGCCGATGCCATGGCAACGTCGTTGGTCAACCACTCGCGCAGACCGTTGCGACCATACTCATCCAGCACCATGCGGATGGATGCGTCGTCGTATCCCTCAACCCCGATAAGCTGCGTCAGGTCCTCCCGCGACAGCTTGTGCTTCTGGATCAGGTACCCATCGTCCACACAGGTAGCTGCTGGCGACGGATAGATGTCAAACGGGGACACACGTTCCCACTCAAGACACAGAGAATCTTCTGCTTCCGCGTTGTACTGACCAGTCTTGGGATCGAGCACCCACTTCATGGTTTTCTTGTTGCGGATTACCGGACCCTTCAGGATCGCGGAGGGGAATGTTGTGATGTCGTCGATGAACGCATCCAGCGCTTGCAGGAACCCACCCTGCACCAACTGGTCTTCCATCTTGGTAGCCATGTTGTCAGCGCGACGACGGGCCTCTTCCGTGATTTGATTCTTGGCCTGCTCTCGCAGTTCCTTCATCAATTCAACGACTTGATCCTGTGATACTTGCTGACCTGCAAGGATGGCATTCTGGATCGGACCGACCGCCTTCAACATGATCTGGTCGTTGATGTCAGGTGGCAAGTCTGGCATGGGTGTTGGGCGCAGCGTCCACGGACGCTCAGTACCTGTCGCCATCAGAACATCGCGCAGCCAGCTTGCAGCCGAACGACACTTAACCGAGGTCAGGCCAGCGTAAACTTCCGAGCCGCCCATCTCGCGGATTTGACCCAGCTTCTCCGGATCGTACTCACCGCGACGTGCGCGCATGTTCATAATCATGCGAGGCTCGACAGTCATCTGCTTGGCAGTGCGAGCCTGATCCCAGCAACGACGGATGTATGCAGTCAGCCCGGTAAGCACCGGCTGGTTCTGCACGTCTTCAGCGGCCTTGCGTTCTTCTTCAAGAACTACCGACAAAGGTGCGGCGCGAACTACACCTAGCTGAACAACTGAGGGTTCCATCCCGGCTCCGATACGAATAAACTGCGTAGCAGTTTATCACTTGACAAGTATTATGTCCACCCTGCGGCAGAGACTCTCTTGATCTCACGCTTCTCGGACCGCATCATCGTCCCAAACATACTTCCGCCTTCTGCGTGGAGACATGCGTACTGGTGAGCGTCTGCTACGTGCGAGTGTGAGTTCTTCTCCGGAGCCGCATCCATCTCACCGTTCTTCTTTAGCCGGTAGCGATAGCCCCCGCGCATAGCTCGAATCAACTCGGTGCAGCTAGGATCAATCAAGTGACCGGGGCCACCCTCGATCTGGCGCGACAGCAGCTTCTCGACAGCAGCAATACGGGCCACCACGCTGTTCGTGGAGGCGGGCAACACCCGATACCCCTCTGCCTTCAAGATATCGAAGCACGACCTCTCGTCAGTCTGCGCTCGCTGACTACCTGCCGGGTCCCCGATCACAACAACCGGCAAACCGGGGAACCTCTCCGTAAGAAGGGGTCGCAGTTTCTCCTGAATGAACCGAGTAATCCCCATGCCTTCGCTAGAAATGCTGGCAAACGTCAAGAAACGCCCATGCAAGTCTAGCTGATTGATGGTTGCTGCCGGTGAAAGGCCGAAATCCATACCAATAATCAGTGGTTTTTGGTCCGATCTGATAGGTTTTATTGGTTGTTTTGCGACGTGGAAATCGCTCCGGAAAGACGGAAATACTGGTTTACCTGCCAGAGATTTACCGAATTTGGCGTTGATATATACGTCAATCCAGTCCTCAGACTTACCTTCAGCTAGGTTCTCGTAGTAATCCTGCGGTAGGAACTTCACCCAGTCCGCTTCCGGCGAGAGACCTGAGGGTTGGAAGAACACGTTCGCGTTCTCCGGTGGATCGCTCAGGAAGTTTTCCCAAAATGTGTCCATGTCCGGTGGGTTCGTCGCTCCCCACACGTGCGCGTTGGGTTCTCCAGTGTCTGTGACACATCCTTGTATCGGGTTTCCTTTCTTATCGACCCCCCACTCCGGTCGATGCGGTACCATCATCCCGTCGGGGTAGCGTCCCAGACGACCTTGCAGGGCTTCGAAGATGGATGGGTTGATCTCTCGAAACTCGTCGAGCACACCAAAGCTGGCTTGGAGAGACAGTAGTCGCCTAACGTCGTTCGCGTCATCAAGCCCTCGGAACAAGACTTCGCATTCCACGTCGTCGAACCGGAGGAGGAACTTGTACTCTGTCTTGAGGTACGTTCCTGCAACTCCATCTGGAAACCATTTCGTAAAGTCCGGTATAGTAGTGTCCCGCAACTGCTCACGAGTGTTACGAATAACAATAGCACGAGAACGTCGAATGCCATCCCGGCAAGCCGCCATTTGTTTAGCATGGTACGCAATCTTCATGATGGATGCCGTGGTCTTTGTAGACCCTACTGGCCCGCAAATGAGCGAGATAAAGGCTTCCGACGTAAGGAACCCCGCTGCTGACGGGGGTGGTGTGTATGATATGTCACTCATGGTCTAGCTCGAACTTGTTGCCCTTGCGAGCGTTTTCATCGTGAGGGATGATACGTAAATTCTGATGAACATGTAGACCACTTACATACTTTCCGCGAAGAGGTACGATATGGTCCACAACAACATTTTCACCGGCTGCGCGTCTGCGCGCACACTCCACGTATATCGCCCGGATTGCATCTAAGTCGGCCCACGGTGGGGTGCGATTTATCTTTGCCAGTTTGTACTGAACTGTCTTTGCGCGATTCTTTCCTCGGTTGTTTCGATACCACTCTCTGTTGGCGACCCGGTTTTTCGACGGGTCTTTGTGGTACGACTTGAGTGCGTGTGCCCTATGTTTATCCGGGTTATCTATCACCCAGCGTTTTTTATATGCGGTCATGCACTGCTTACACCAAGAAGCTAGGCCATCCGGCGATCTGGCACGTTTAGAGAATAGGGTCGTTTCTTTGACCGCATCACACTTGGTGCAGTGCTTAATCATTTCTTATTCTTCAGCCGCTTACTGATAGCTGCCGCCTTCTTCTTGGCATCTGCCTTGGAACTGGCACCCCATACCTGCAACGATTTCAGGAGGCGTGTGGGCCTACCCTTCTCATCATGCTCTGGTCCGGGCATGTTACCCATACGAGCAAGGAACGATGCACGGCGTGGATTGTCGCCAGACTTGACTGGTGCCTTGAGGTTCATGCCCTCTGCTCGGGCGCTGCGACGACCCGCTTCATTCAATCCACCAGCAGGGTTCTTGCCAGCTTTGCGCTGCCACGCAGGGGTCTTAGCCATCGTCGTCTTCCTCCAGATCAAAGTCAGGTACCGGAATAGCATTCAAGGTTTCTTCCGCTGCGTCTTCAAGAAAGGCTTCAACCTCTTGTTCTTCAACGCTTTCTACGGGTAGTGCGGTTCCCTCGATTGTTATGGGTGGTTTGCCTTCGGCTTGGGGGATGTTGATTGTAATGCTGAAGCCGGGGCCTTGCTGGACGGGTTGGGAGTTTGTTTTGGGTTTCATGTCACCCAGTTCGATAAGCGTCTTACCGATGTCGAGCAGGGTTGATGTTGGGGTGGTATCGTCTTGCATCCGTGGATAGATGCGCTCGATCCAGTCTTCCAAGAGTACACGGGATTTTGACCGCAGCATGGAGCCGTCTAGGCGGTAGGTGCCTAGCACCTCGTCCATGTTATAGTCTGAGTCGGGTTTCGCCATATCAGTGTATCCTGAAGAACTGTTCCAGTAGTTCTTTTAAGACCTCTGGCTCTGCTTCCATCACATAGTCTACGGGAAGTTCCAGCGGGTAGCACCAGCATTCGAACGGTACGTGATTGCCCTCGCCCCTGTGCATGATGAATAGATCACCCTCATCGCACCAGTCAAGAAGCTCGTAGAGATCGTCCTCGTCCATAGCTTTACTATACGTGTACTTGCCCGTCAAGTATACACGTAGCTGGGGCTACACTATACTAAAAAATAGGGGGCGCTTTACACGCACTACTTAAGCATCCACCCCCACCCGATCACGCCGGACCCCACCCCCCTACCCCCCACCCATACCACCCTACCAGCAACCCACCCTGCCACCCTCACACGCACGAAAAAATGGCACAAAAAAAGCGTGACACGCATCGCGGCGTATCACGCTATCGTATTGAATAGGCACAAAAAAAGGGAGGCTAGCCAATTGGCTAGCCTCCCGTGGTCCAGACTAGTCCAGACTAGTCGGCGGTACTATTCAACCACTTAATCACTACAGGGCGCTCGTTCAGGATAAGGTGGGCCAATTGCTCGCTATGCTCTCCAATGCCTGCGAGACGTAGCATGTCCTGCAATGCCTGCACCGTGACCACCTTAGGGGAGCTTGCGGCCCCCTTGCTAGCTGCACTGTCCTGTTGTGCAGGGGTGCGCCCTGCACCGGGGTTCGCCTTGCCCCCTGTAGTGCCCTTAGGGCGGCCCTTGCCCTTCACCCCTTCAACGGCGGCGGGCACAACCCCCTTGGCTTGGAGCTTGGAAACAATACCGGCGTTCCACGTTGCTTGCGTGAGATTGACCGTGCCGGGCGCAATGCCATTGGCCTTGGCAAGAAACAGATTGCGGCACCCCGTGAGGTATCCGGCCTTGCTGCCAGCACCTACAGTCTCCAGCGGCTCAATAGCGGCCTTCAGTACCGGGCGCACCATACGGTCAAAATCTGCAAGCTTTGCGCCCTTGAATACTTTGTTGCTGGCAAGCTCCAAGGTTGCGGCAATCATGGTGCTAGTCACTGCACCATGGGCCTTGTTTGCAGCAATTACCGCCTGCCCGATCGTCACCCGGTACGACTCAAGGTGCACCTTGCGTTCGGCGCTTACCTTAGCAGCGTTAATCTTTGCGATTGCAGCGGGATTGTTCTTGGAAACAGTCATTGGATTGTCTTTCTGCTAGTGTTGATTGCCTAGGGCATAGCTCGCCCCGGCCCCCTTTACGTAGCACGTGCTGCACCTAGCGCAAGCACTTTCTGCAAACCACTCAAAACACACGTTTTTTCATTTAATCCGATTAAATCCGCGTCAATCCTACTCATTCGTGTGTCTTGTATAGTATTTAATCCGATTAAATGACGGCAGTCATACTCATCACATTACGATGTGACGTTTCACCCGTACACACGCACACATCCACGTAAACGGATATGGTGTCGCGATGCGAATATGGGCTGCGGAGGGGGTGCCAGAGGGGCGTTTTCTGTAAACTTTTAGCCCGATCAGGGCTACGTAAACGAAATCGTTTAATTTCATTCCCTTGCAAGGCTACGTAAACACCTTACATTTGCGAAAACATCGCAACAAGCACGTTTACGTAAACCGGGGTTACGTTAGGAACCAAGGAAATACAGGTACTTAGTGCCACGGTGGGGGTGTGTGTTGTTGTGTTAGTGTAGTGCAAATGTTCAAATGTATAAATGTAAGTGAAAAAGGTAGCTGGTTCCCCGAGCGAATTTTTTTTCGGCCCCTCTGCGCGGAGAAAATTTTTTCTGCCCCCAAACCCCTCTGGTACCCCAAACCGCTTACATTTGTGCATTAATCAATGATTCCAATCACTTGCACTTACATCGACCTTACATTTACCTCGACATTTGAGTAACATCGAAGCAACATCCCACCAACACATACTCACCTGTAGTAGCTCATAGCTACTCTAACATACTCAAACCGCCATCACATCACACCAAACCACACCCACATGCTACCCACGCATACCATCAATGTAGCGACAAAACACCGTCACAAGTCTCCGAGAATCCGCAACAACAACTCACAGGAGAGTAGCATTCGGTGCATTGTCAGTAGGTCTCTCCCGGTTTAAGTAGAGTGTGATCGACGTTACAACGACTCGATCTTACTCAAACATAGTAGGATTTTATGACACGCCGTATCCAGATTCTTGTTCCCGACGAAGTTTATGACGCTGTGGCGGCAGCCGCCAAGGACGATCTGCGTTCGATCAGCAACTTCTTGTCCTATTATCTATCGGAAAACTTCTCACATCCTGCTGTGGGTCACAGTGCCAAGCGGAGCGGTATGGCCTTTGGTTCTCGCGCCCGCCCGCTGGATGATGTGCTGGCAGAGTTGGATGACGACTGATGGCTGGTGATACTATGAAGGTGACGTTTACGTTGCCAGTGGAGGCGTTGAGGAATCTGCGCCGTGCGGCCAAGGCATCGTTCCGCAGTAGCGAGGACATGTTGTCCTATGTCTTGATGTCGCTGGGGGATGGGACATTTAATCCGATTAAATCCCCTGACGAGATCAAACCACATACCACCAACACATTCGGGACAGACTCGGATGCACCCAAGACCAAGGGGATCGTACTCAAGAAGCGCAAGAACAAGCTCATCCCGGAGGATGCCGACCAGCGTGTCATCATGGATGGGGTGAGGCTCAAGGACCCGTACAACGAGCAGGGTGTGGTCGTGAACCAGTGCAAGGTTTTCTTTTATGAGAACAAGACTGGCACGGCCATACTGCCTAGCGTCATGGCGAGGTTCAAGGACGTGGATACCGGGGAGAAGGTGGAGTCCATAAGTTTTGCCACGCCTGAAGGGGTCGTGTCGCAAGACAAGTATCCCATGAAGGTACTCAACCAAGAGGAACTGGTGCAGCGGTGGCTGGCCGGGGAGTATGAAGTGGTGGACAACCCCATGGACTACGAGCCTGTGATGGTGCGAGTGCGGGATGGGAAAATGGTCTACCAGATGGGGGAGATACCCACGGGTGAGTTTGTGCCAAGTGCGGAGCAGCTTGCCGAGTATCGCTCGCGAGGGTGGAAGCAGCGCCAGATCGAGGCGTTCATCAAGATGAGGTCCGGGGTCGTACCTATGGGGACGAACTTCGGGGAATGGTTGGCTGATGCCTACGCAAGCATAGATGCCATGGCGTGAGGAGGTTGTGATGGATACTGATAAGATCGTCGTGATAGCGCGCCAGCGACTGGCGGAGCTATGGACAGCACCGTTCCACAAGAGTGCAATACTCAGCGGGGCGTGGGATACCGGGTCACTGATGCAGCGCATGATCGAGCGAGTGACAGCGGAGATGCTGGCCAACCGCGAGGAGGACAACCCCGATGATTGAGGTAGGCACAGTCGTGAGGTGTGTACCCGTCAAACCGGGGACTGTGATGCCAGTGGTTGCTGAGCAGATGCACCGATGGTCGGGGCCTAAGCCACCGTGGGCCGATTGCTCGATTGAGTTTGGTGACGTGGGTGTAGTCGAGGAAATACTTGGCGGAGGTGATGATGTCGCACCATTGAAGCGAATCAGGTTCTTCCGTTGGCCGGACGAGGAGATTTGGTTGGGTGATATGTGGCTGGAGGTGGTCGATGACTAAGCCCAAGCAAGCAAACCTACTCGACGACATATGGCCGGAGCTTGAGCCTCTCAGGAGGAACTTTAAGAAAGGCACACTCGTCAAGTACAGGGAGCCAGCCCGGTGGCTGAGCAACTGGACAGACATACCAGTATCCAACGGCGACACGGGCATCATCGAGACAGCCGGTAAAAACGACGAGGGGTACAAGATCATCGACCTGTATGGGGTGAGGTTCTTCACCTGTCCTGAGAAGCTGCACTACCTGAGCAGCCCATGGTTGGAGGAAGTGAAATGAGCGACAAACCAGACTTCGAAGTAGGAGACGTGGTTTACCTGACAGGTTACGGGGTGGATGTGTTTAGGACAGAGTTCGAGTGGGGGGTTGGGGAGCATCCCGTCGAAGGAGACACTGCCGTGGTCAAAGCAGTGGTGGGCTATGGCAAGTGGAAAAACTATGAGTACGTCATCGAGTTCTTCGGGTGGCCGGGGAAAGAGTGGGGAGCATACTATGGAGAGATCAGGTCCATACATGATCGGTGATCTAGTCAAGTACGTGGGACCATTCGGCCTCTATGATGGGGCGCTGGAACTTAAGCATGGCGACACAGGCGTAGTCACAGAACTTGGCAAACCATCAAAACACTTCGACAACTCCCTAACGGTCACACTATTCAAGAACCCGAGCCACCCGATACAGTTACCGAGAAGTTTCTTTCTACCCATCTAACGACCCGCCCTAACAGGCGGGTTTCTTTTTGTCTGCGGCTCACGAGGTGTAGCCCGAGTTGACATAAACATGTTTATATGCTAGTCTGTAAAGACAATTTACAGATTACCTCGGACCGCAGGGGTCCACCGGACGGACCGGATTTAATCCGATTAAATGGAGACTGACATGACCAAGGGTTTCTTCGACGAGCATCTGTTCGACTGGATGCGCCACATGCGCAAGACGTACCCCATCACAGGTACCCGTGGATATGCAGGTGAGCCTATGTCTGCTCGTACGTTCCATAAGACGTACCTCGACGACGAGACTGCGATCATCCTGAAGTACGACATTTAATCCGATTAAATTTAGGAGACTGACCATGGAACGTATTGTTAAGCATCTGTACGGCCCGTCCGCATTGCAGGGCCTGATCGAGAACACTGATGGCCGCAAGGTCTACGAAGCTATCGGCTACCTGTCCACATGGTCGCCTGTCGGCTACCCGATATGCGAGATCACCATTTCCGGTGACGAGTATGAAATGATGGCGGTCTATTTCAATCAGGAGCGCGACTATACCCGCCGCTATGTGATCGGTGCCGTATGGCACGACGACCACTTCGGCTTTCATTCGTGAGGTGTGACATGATTAAAGGTGTATCCAACGCAGACGTTCGCTCGCTTGTCCAGAAGTGCAGGGACTTTGTTACCAACAACCATACCATCTTCGGGCGCAACTATGCCTCGGACACGGACAAGTGGTACGCGGTCTATTCTTACGGGGAGCATTTCCCGATGTATGTCTGCGACCGCAACACAGGAGAGTGGTACGCCAACCGGGAGAAGGTAAGCCGCACCACATCAAACCACCAAGGCAAGGCGCACCCGTATACCGAGGTATTGCACCTGTCGTGCAGTCAGATGGAAGTGCTGGCCAAGCTGGGACCCAACAAGTTCGCCATGCGTGAGATAGAACACGCCGCTCTCGGCAATTAATCCGATTAAATGGAGACTGACATGAACTCGACCTACGAAATCCGCAACCTGCGCAACAAACCATTGTTTGCATTCGACAATATCGACCGTGCCAAGACTGAGGTGCGCGCCATCGAGAAGCGTCTGAGCATCAAGGTTCGCCTGATCGAAGTCATGCGTGTAGAACGGGAGATCGAACTGTGAGCAAGACCCTTCGTGTCCGCATCATCCACGACTCTTGTGCGGAGGACCCTCGTGATTGGGACGACATGTGCGAGATTAATGCCTCCGGTAGGTGGGACCAGTCAGCCAACAGCCAGATTGCAGACCTCATTGTGCGAACCAAGGGCTGGCGCGCCATGGAGGAGATGGCCTCTGTCGCTGGCCACAACACACTGGACAGAATCCTCGACTCGGAGGATCGACTGCGGGATGACGAGGACTTCCGCAACACATGGCTCGAAGCAGTCAAGGACGAACTTATCGTGGAGGTGTTTAGGACACAGCATAACGAGTACATAGCGCATACCACCCCCGAACTATGTAAGTATGTCGGCACCCCATGGGACCGTGCAGCAGAGGCCATGGCTGGTAGCATCGAGACCTTTAAGCAGTGGGCAGATGGTGACGTGTATGGGTTCGTGATCGAGGAGTGGACTGGGGCCTGTGCTTGCGAGGAGTGCGATGCCGGTGAGTGGGTCGAGACTGACTCGTGCTGGGGATTCTATGGGAGTGACCCGTTCGAGAATGGCATGAGTGACCACGTGCCAAAGGAACTGCACGACCAGCTTCGTGAGGCAGAAGTAGAGTACAAGTATTAATCCGATTAAATCAAAAGGATAGCACTATGGATAAAGTGGACATTGTTTGCGCCGACTGCGGTAGCAACAGCACATCATTTAGTAGCGTCACCGCGTACTGGGATGTTCGCGAGCAAAGGTATGATTACGATCATTACGACGATCTGGCGTACTGTAGTCATTGCGGAGATGATGGTCGCAATGTGAATGTCCCGTATTACCCCCACAGGTGGGCGTTGCGGTCCGAGGATTTCGAGCGTGGCAACATGGTGAAGTTCCAGCCGGACATGCGTAAGTACGACGAGCTGATACACCCAGACGATATGCCCGACATAACACCCGACACACTTGGCGTAGTTGTAGAGTGGGATGATGACGTGGTCAGGGGCCGAGCGTATGGCGACATACGAGATACTGTGGCTGTGCGACTGATGACCGGCGAGCTTCTCGAAGTGTGGCCCCGTGACCTTATCAAGCTGGAGGACAAGTAATGCGTGTAGACAAATGGCATCGCCACGAAGCAATGGATCGCGTGTCCATGATGGTAGAGATGTGGGAGCAGTTTATCGAAGAACATCCCGCCATAAAATCCGTGCCCGCCCTGAAATCCATGGCGCACTTTATCGGTGAGGAGATGTCGGCACTGTACCAACTAGCTGGAAGTCAGGCAGCGGAGGATGAATGATGGCACACACAGTACGCAACCCGTATGCCAAGCGTGTTACTCATACCGTTGTGGACACGAGCAGCATGGGCTTTATCGTTCGCAAGATGCCGCCGCGCCAGAAGATCATCAACGATATCCGTGAGCGTGAGTGCAAGGACCAAGTGAGGGCAGTTAAGCACGGAGGAAAAGATGTCTGTTGAAATCGGCAGCGTGGTGGAAGTTGTCCGTGCCACCGAGTGGGGATCGTACAACTGTGGACAGGTGACTGTGAACATTGGTGACAGCGGGTGGGTGACGGAGCTTCGCCCGGATCACTTGGAGATAACGCTGGCCAAGAACATGGCGCGCATACCGTTCAAGACTTTTCCTGAGGGGGGGTTCCGTATCGTAAAGGTGTAGCTCTGTTTGACATAAATACCGGATACTCGTAAGATACGTAGACAAGATCAAGTTCCGGGCCAACCGGACGACCATTTAATCCGATTAAATCAACAAGGAGACTGACTATGAAACCGACTCTTATCGCTCGTACCCTCAACGCTCTGCTCGATGCTGGCAACCTCCGCGCCCTGTACATCTCGGGTCCTCCGGGTACCGCCAAGACCTCCATCCCCGAGCAGGTCGCTGCTCAGCGTGGCATCGGGTGCATCAAGTCGCACGTCCCGACCATGCCGGTCGATGACTTCGGGGTTCCGTTCCCCAACGCAGACAAGGATGGCCTGACCTACCTGCTCAATGATCGCTTCCCCCTCGAAGGTTCGCACTGGCCTGACCACGGCATCCTGATTGCCGACGAGCTTGGCCAAGCTGACGGTCCCGCACAGAAGGGCTGGGCCAACATCATCCAGTCCCGTGAAATCCACGGTCGCAAACTCAAGGCTGGCTGGCTGATCGTAGGTACCGGCAACCGTACCGTTGACCGTGCTGGTGCCAACCGTCTGCTGACCCACCTCAAGGACCGCATGACCGAGATCGAGGCTGACATCTCCATCGACGACTGGGGTCAGTGGGCGCTCAAGAATGACGTGCATCCCGTGGTCGTGGCGTTCTCCCGGTTCGACAAGGACTTCTACTCGTTCGACCCGAACCAAGATCACAACGCAACATTCCGTGGCTGGACCGAGGGTGTGTCCCCCGTGATCGGCAACATCCCTGCCGAGGCAGAGTACGAGATGTTCCGTGGTACCGTGGGTGAGGCGATGGCTACCAAGTTCTGTGCGTTCCTCACCATGTACCGCAAGCTGCCCAACCCCGATGCAGTTATCATGGACCCGCTCGGTACAGAGGTTCCGGCAGAACCCAGTGTTCGCTTCGCACTGTGCGGCGCACTTGCCAGCCGAGTCACTGTGGATAACTTCCCAGCAATCTGCTCGTTCGTTCGCCGCTTGCCTTCCGAGTTTGCTACGATGGCGATCCTCGACTGCATCCGTAAGGTGCCAGAGGTACAGTCCACCCGTGCATACATCGACTGGGCGACGACCGATGGCAAAGCCGTCATCCTTTAATCCGGGTGATGCAGTACGGGTTGTAGCCAACCCGTACTTTTACGGCCCGCCCGTTGGATCAGTAGGGTTAGTAAAAGGAATGATACAGAGAAGATCGCCTTACTCAGAGTACCCTTACTGCATCGTATCATTCCTTACAGGCGAGTCCTTCGCCTTCGACGACACCGAAATCGAATTAATCCGATTAAATCAAGGAGACTGAACATGACCGAACTTACCAACCGCGCTCTGCTCGTTACCCTCAACATCTCTCAGTGGACTGCCCGCAAGCTGGACCGCAAGGAGAGCGCCGCAGTCAACGCCAAGCACGGCACCACTGTCGATGCTGCCCGTGTCAACAAGTCACTGCTCCCACTCAACACCGAGCTTGATCGTGTCCACAAGATGACGAGCGCCATCCGCAACGAATACTACCAGCTTTCCCTGCCGTGGATGGAGGGTATGCAGATCATCAAGTCGGAGGGCTACCTGACCTTCGCTCAGCGCATGGCAGATCGTAAGCGTGAGTGGACCCAAGCAGTGGATCGTTTCCTGCGTAGCTATGAGACATCTGTTGACGATGCCAAGCACCTGCTCGGTACGCTGTTCAACGAGTCGGACTACCCCGCAGTGGACACCATCCGTTCCAAGTTCCGCATGGACGTTGGGTTCTACCCCATGCCCGCCGCCAAGGACTGGCGTGTAGATATGGCCGACGACCAGATGGACTCGCTGCGCAAGCGTCTTGAGATGGATGTTACGGAGAAGGTCAGCCAAGCTATGCAAGCTGCGTGGCAGCGGGTTCACGATGTGGTCAAGCGCATTCACACCCAGACCAGTAACCCCGAGGGCCGTATCTATGACAGCCTTGTCGGTAGCGCCAAGGACCTGTGTGCCATCTTGCCATCGCTCAACATCTCTGACGACCCCAAGCTGGAAGAAATCCGTCAGGAACTGGAGGGTTACTTCGCCACCACAGATGCGGAAGATATCCGCAAGCACCCTGAGGTACGCCAAGAAGTGTCCGACCAGATGGCTGACATCCTCGCCAAGATGGGTGGTCTGTATGGAGCCTGAGTGGCTGTACAACTCGCACCCCGATGGTACCGAGCAGTACTGGATCGGACGCAAGGTACCAGTCGTCTATCTGATAGAGCGGGTTAACCGTCACAACTCAAGGCGAAAGCGTTGGGCCATCGTCAAGAGAGAGGACCACCATGGAGAAATCCTGTACCCTCCCAAAGTAGCTGGCCCCTTCAAGGACCTAGACGCAGCCAAGGTAGCGTACCTCATGTTGAGAGCCGCTTTGACATAACACACAGTGTCACCTATACTACAGACCACAAGACAAGGAGACCACCATGACCGACCTCACCCCCGAAGCCAAGCTGTCCCGTGCCAAGGCCAAGCTGGTAATGTACCACCCGTTCTTCGCCACCATCGTGTGCAACCTGCCGATCATCGAGGACCCCAGCATCCCGACCATGGCGACCAACGGTAAGCGTATCCTGTACAACCCGGACTTTGTTGACAGCATGTCCCTCGACAACACCATTGCTGTGCTGTGTCACGAGGTCGGCCACTGCATCTTCAACCACCCGTTCCGGCGCGGCAACCGCAACCCCAAGCGCTTCAACATCGCAGGTGATTACGTTATCAATGACATGATCGTAGCAGACGGTATCGGCAAGCTGCCAGACGGTGCGCTCATCGACTCCCAAATCGTGGCAGCCGGTGGTGGTACGACCGAGGGTGTGTATGCCCTGCTCCCCGATGACTGCGAGGGTGATGATGGCGGCTATCCCGGTACAGGTATCGACCTGTGCGAGGATGCTCCGGGTGACGAGTCCGAGCGCGCTCAAGCCGAGGCAGAGATGCGTGTAGCTATCGCTCAGGCTGCACGTGTCGCCAAGGCTGCCGGTAAATTGTCTGCCGGTCTGTCCCGTCTGGTTGACGAGGCACTGGCACCTACCGTTGACTGGCGCGTTGTCCTTCGCAACTTCCTCACAACCAAGGCCAAGGTCGATCTGACCTACGCTCGTCCCAACCGCCGCTTCCTGACGCACGACCTCATCATGCCTAGCATGTCTGGCGAAGCACTGGGTGAGATCGTTGTTGCAGTAGACTGCTCCGGTTCCATCAGCGCCCGTGAGATCAGCGAGTTTGCAGCAGAGATCGCAGCCATCCACGAGGACTGCCGCCCCACCAAGATTCACGTGGTGTATTTCGACAGCGAGGTCAGCCACTACGAGAGCTACGAGCCTGACGACCAGCTTGACATCCGCCCTCACGGCGGCGGCGGCACGGCGTTCTCGCCCATCTTTCGGTACGTTCAGAAGAACGCCATCGAACCTGCTGCTTGCGTGGTCCTGACCGACCTGTGGTGCAGCGACTTCGGATCGCAGCCGGGGTATCCAGTTCTCTGGGTTTCCAACGGACGTGAGGATGCCCCTTGGGGTGATGTTGTTAAGATGAAGAAGTAAGGAGACAAGCCATGACTGTACGCGAACAAGTATACCAGATCATCTCGAACACTTCCGGCTCCGTCAGAGCAAAGGATATCGTTGGTAAGGTGCGAGGCAACCCAGCACAAATCCGACAAGAGTTGACGACCCTGTATCGTGAGGGGAAGATTCAGCGCAGAAAAGCTAGAGGATCAAGAGTAGGTACTGGGAGGAAGCCGTTCGTCTACTATGTGGATTTCTCTGCCCCACCAGTAGAACCTCGCAACGAGGGTGTTACTATTCTGGTAGGAGATATCAGTATGTCAGCCACTGAAGCTCGCAAGTTGTACGACCAACTCAAACTGCTATTCGGTTGAGTTGGTGCGCCAAGCCGGTTGAGAGGCGCTAGGTATCACCGGCAGCTTACGGGTGGGTTAACCTTTCCCCATCAGAGTAAGCCGTCCTGTCGGGGAGCGTGACGTTACCACGCTGACGTTAAATAGCCCCGACCCCTACCAAGGAGAGACCAATGACAGTTAAGGTAATGGTTCGCACCATCGTCGAGTGTGTGTCTGAGATCACCCGCATCCCCGTGGAAGAGTTCTACGAGGACAATCGTCGTCGCCACGTATCATCGGCTCGGTTCGCCGTGTTCGCAGTATGTAATGAGTATGGTCACGGCCTGAAGGAAATCGGTCGCCAGCTAGGCAATCGAGATCACACGTCAGTCCTTCACGGGGTGCGTCAGGCCAAGCTGTACGAAGTCGAGAGGCCGGGGTTTCGCTTGTTGATTACCGCACTCAGGAAATACGTGGCCAAGATTGCTGACAGCCCTGCGATCAAGGTCTCGCCTGTATCCGAGAATGTGGTGGACAAACTCATGAAGGCTAAGCCGGTCAGAGACGAGCGAACCCAGAAGGAAAAGTTTGTGTACAAGGGAATGATCCGTGGATCGGAACGACTAGCTCAGGCGATCAACAATCAAGGTGGATATAGGGAGGCGGTACGATGACCAAAGAACCCATGCTGCTGCCGATCAACAATGAACTGGCAGACCAGATCATCCTCGCATTCCTACGTCAGCACATGGCGTGGGCGCAGGATGAGATATACCGCACGACCCATGCCGACGACCGGGAAGAAGCCACGCTGGACTTGGCCGCAATGAAGCGCCTGTACAAGTACATGACGGGAGAAGTGCTATGACTAAAACCGAAAAGAAAGCACTGGAGCAGGCGGTGGCAGCCGCTGGGCGGCGGATGCAAGACTACGCCATTATGGCCGAGGAAAACGTCCTACGTCAGTCTATTGAGGCCCACGCCCGCGCCATAGAACAGCACGAAGCCTTCCGGCAGGAAGTGAGCGATGCGGTGGAGGAGTTGGCGGTATGCGTTTACGACGACAGTTCTTCTATTGTCCGCAGATACATGGGGCGCTTCATCATCGCCAAGCCCGATCCGCTGGTTGAGGCGCTGATTAAAGGAGGCATCGTCAACCACAGCGCTGCGGAAATGGCAGCAGACCTTCGCGCAGCCATCGAAGCCCGTGGCGGTCGCATTGTGTGGGAGGGTGAGTGATGGCTACCCCACTAACAAGGGCCGAATGGCTCGATGAATGCGCAAAGCTGGCCAAAACTTACGAGGAAGCAATGACTGACGAAGCAAAGGCGCTGGTTTATCGGATGCGCAACCTTCAGGTGCTTGAATACCCGCATGACCGTATTCGATGTGCCGACCTAATCGAAACCCAAGCCCGCGAGATCGAGCGGCTGCGTGGGGCGTTGGGCTGGTATGAAAAGCAGGCAAATGACTGCCGCAAGATTACCCGAGAAGGCGACGATGCTCGCTATGCACTGGATAGGGATGGCGGCGAACGCGCCCGCGCAGCACTAGGAGAGAGCCATGACTGACAAAGCAAGGGCACTGGTTGATCGGCTGCGGGCCGAGAAGGACTATCGGGTTGTAGATTTTACACCCGTTAGCACGACGAAACCGCTTTGCGGAGAGGCCGCAGATTACATCGAAAGGCTTGAGGCTGCGCTGCTTATGATCGCAATCCCCCGTGTAGGTGGTGGGCAGTGGGCATCAGAGATTGCCCGCA